ATGATTACTTTTGGGGTCATCCACCTAGAAATTATGGAAGGTTTAATGATAAGTGTGATATAGGTGATAATAGAATTTATGATATGATTGTTGACTATCCAGAAGAGGTAGCACTTTTATTAGAAGATCTTGGATACACAGCTGATGAGTTACATGAGATGTTGGGTATACAAGATCATGGGTACATTAATGAATACTTAGAGAGGGTAAGCTAATGATAGTATACAGAACTACAGTAATGAAAGGTGATAAACTTATAGCACAGTTTCACTCGCATGATTTAACTGAAGCCAACGATAAAGCTCAAACAGTTGCAGAGAGTGGTGCAGTTGTTACAATCGCCACAGTTATACAAGCTGTTGATGGTGAATGGGAGAATACTAGTGAAGATAATCTAGTAATGCGTTACCGATATGCAACACCTAAATCTTTTCTAGATTGATGGTACTTGAATTATAGTAAATGATTACTATATATACTTATAGTATTACTTAAAGTATATTACTAATACTATAAGTATTAATATTAACACTTAAAGTATGAGGAGATAATGATAAATAAAATACCAGAATTTTGTCAGTCACATTGGCTATGGAGAATACCTTTAGCTATTGTATTTATACAACAAGGTTGGTGGAAGATGCCTGTTGATATAGCAGAAGCAGAATCGTATGGTTTATCCTATCTAACATGGTGGGTGGTAGCTTATGGTGAATTTCTTGCAGGTATAGGTTTACTTGTAGGTGGTATCCTTAACAGAATGTGGATGTATGAGATGCCTGATTGGGTAGGGGATATAGTCACTAGATTTAGTGGTATCACTATGTGTTGTATTATGACAGGTGTAATATGGATAGGTGATCCAGAAAGTATACTTGATGTGTTGTTCTATGATAACCTTCATGTATTACTGTGGGTTGGTGGATTATATTTTTCATTGAGAGGTAATAGAGTATGAGTGACGAGATAAAACAAGCATGTCAAAAGCAAGCTGAAGATGCTTATAAGATGTTTCTTTGGTTTTGTAAGTGGTTTTCTTACTACTGCATCTTTCTTCTTGTCGTATTAGCATCTTGTAACTTTGGTGTTGATGGATCAGGTGGTAAAGGTAGATCAGATTTACATCAAGAGTATAAAGAAAGGATGGGATTGAAATGATTAGTGAAGATGGTATAAGAGAATGGGCATTTGAAGAGGCAGAGGCTGCATTTTCTCATTTGCTTGAGAGTCCTGCAAAAGATAAGATAGTTTATCAAATGGCTATGCAGTTAATAGAAGATGCACAAAATGATTTAGACATAGACAGGTTTGATGATGGAGTTTAAGTATACAACTAAGTATCGTAAAGCTGATGGTACTTTATCTTGGAGATTCACACCACCTGATGATGTAAAAGTTGCAGGTGTTGTTAGTAATGTTACATTCCAAGATGGTAGAACTGCCAGATATGAGATACCTAAACTACTAAAACTGATTGAACAATACAAGAAGGGTGAGATCAAGGCAGGTAGAATAGGTTCTCGCAGTACTTTGCGTCAGGTATTTGCACATTACAGAGACTCATTTCACTTTAAGAGACTCTCGTATAACACTGAAATTGCTTACACTTATGGGTTACACTACGTGTGTAGAACAAAAGTATTTGGTAAAGAGTTCGGTGATATACCTATTGGAACGATAAACCCACAGCATTGTGCAGAAGCATATCAGACTTGGTGCGAGTTAGTTAGCGTTAGTAGTGGTAATACTCATGCTAGATTGTTATCTGTATTGTTAAACTATTGTGTGTCTCTTGATGTGATAAAGAATAATCCCATGTCTAAGGTACAGAAAGAACATCATGAACCTAGATCAGTAGTCTGGACTAAAAGTCAAGTAGAATTATTCCTTGATACTGCATTTAATCATTTTAATTATAGGAATATAGGATTGTTAGTGCTTATGTGTTACGAGTGGGGACAAAGACCAGCTGATATACGTAACTTAACTTGGAATTGTATCAACTTTGAAGATAAAAAAATTACAATAACACAAAGTAAACGTGGTGCTACAGTAGTATTACCAATACCATCTAATATAATTGACATGCTTAACCAACAGTTTGAAGACTGGGGGTGGCAACAATATGTAATACCCTATCACAGAGCTTCTGATGGGTGCTACAGACCGTATACTTGTTCTCAAGTGGGTGAGTATACTAATATAGTTAAGGCTCTGTGTGACCTTCCTGATGACCTTAGAGCAGGTGATCTAAGAAAGACTGCTATCAATGAGATGATAGAGAGTGGTGTAGATCAACTAGCAATCATGTCTGTTACAGGTCACAAGAATGTACAAAGTCTTAACCCATACAACAAACATAATTACAACACTGCTAATCAAGCATTACAGAAAAGAAAAAGTATTGCTTGATATTAATATTAATCACTGATACTATTCTAAAAAAGAAAGGAGATTGAATGAACGATAACCCCCATCAACCATGTCCTTATGTAGATTGTGGATCATCTGATGCATTCAACTGGCACAATGATGGGTATGGATATTGTCATAGCTGTGGTGAGTCCTATCCATCTAAGACTAAGTTAAGCACATTTGATTGGGTGCAACATAGATATCCAGTAAAGAGGAGAGTAAATGTAATGGATATAGAAGTAAACGGAATGACCTTTGATGGCATACGTAGTATTGATCCTGAAGTTTGTAAACTGTATGGTATACAAATACAAACTGACAAGGATGGTAATCCTATTCGCTATGCCTACAAGTATCCACACACTGTCAAGTACAGAGACTACAATGACAAGTCTAAGTCTTGGATCAAAGACAGAGGTGTGGGTATGAATGAACTATTTGGTCCTGAGTTTAATCAAGGATCATCACACAGGATTTATATTACTGAGGGTGAGTTTGATGCAGCTAGTTTGTATCAGATACTCAGACAAAAGTTTCCTGTTAAGTCTCTGCCTTCTGCATCTATTGGTGAGAAGTTTATTAAGAATAATTATAACTACCTTAATGCATTCAAGGAAGTAATCTATGCAGGTGAGCTTGATGAAGCAGGTAGACGAGCTGCTGAAAGAATCTATGAGTCACTGCCAGAAAAGTTTTACTACGTACCAATGTCTAAGTACAAAGATGCTAATGAGTTTCTAGAGGCAGATGATATAGAGCCTCTGTATTGGGCAGCTCAAAAGCCACAGAGGTATTCACCAGAAAACTTCTTTTGTTCTGATGAGGAAGTAGAACAAGCCATACTTACAGAGAGTCCCTATGATTACATACCAACAGGTCACTCTGGACTTGATGATAAGATACGTGGTGTTGTAAAGGGTGGTCTTACTTTTATTAAAGCACCAAGAGGTACAGGTAAGACAGAGGTAGTCAGATACTTTGAGACTGGTCTACTCAAACATCCTAATACACGTATAGCTTTACTGCATATGGAAGAGATGAAGTCTACTACCTACAGAGCTATGGCTACGTACCATCTTGGTGTTAATGTCAGGACTAAAGATGATGCAAAAGAAAACAGAGTATCAGAAGATGATGTTATAAAAGCTGCAAAGGATGCTACAGAAGGTGAACGTACAGTAGTATTTGAGATGAGGTCACATGATGATCCACTTAAACTATTGGAGTATACTAGACTAGCTGCAACTGTGTATGGTGCAGAGTATATCTTTGTGGATCATGTTCAAAGACTAGCTTACCTCAGTCAGTCCGGTGTAGATGGTGCTACTTCTGTACTCACATCTCTTGGAGCAAGAATGGCACAGCTGTCTAAAGAATTAAATATAGGTGTAGTATTTATATCACAAGTCAATGATGATGGTAGAACTAAGTATGCATCATCACTTGAAGAAGAAGCCATCATCTGCATCAAGATTGAAAGAGATATTGAAAGTGAAGATGAGATAGTACAGAATACTACTACCTTTATTGTCGATAAGAATAGACCATTCGCTAAGTTAGGGTATGCAGGTACAGTATACTACAATCCTGATACTACTATCCTTACTGAAGAGGTTGTAATAGGGAGAGAAGAAGCTGCATGATAATATTTGATATTGAAACCAATGGTATTAATCCAGACAAGATACACTGTATGGTATTTAGAGATACAGATGATGAAGTATCTAAGTGTACTGCTACAGATGACTACAATTACATGCGAGATGTATTGTTATCTGCTCAGGGATTAGTAGGTCACAATATCATACGTTATGATGTACCAGTATTAGAACGTATACTAGATATTAATATTACTGCTAGACGTTTTGACACTCTGCCTATGTCTTGGGTTCTTAATCCAACTAGACCTAAGCATGGACTTGATAGTTTCTTTGCTGACTTTGGTATACCTAAACTAAAGATAGATGATTGGGAGAACCTATCTCTGCAAGAGTATGTTGATAGATGTACTAATGATGTGATGATAACAGATGCATTGTGGACAAACTTGTTGAAAAGATTTCTACATCTATACAAAGATAAGTATGAATTAGATAAGTTTTTCAGATACTTAGAGTTTAAAATGGAGTGTGCAAAAGAAGCTGAACAACAAGGTTGGAAGTTAGATCTAGACATGGCTAAGTCTTGTGTAGATAAACTACTAACTCTACAAGCAGAGAAGGTAACAGAACTATCTGATGCTATGCCTATGAGAAAACTATATAGGGTACAGACTAAACCTAAAGTATGCTTTAAGAAAGATGGTTCTCTTTCATCTCATGGTAAGAGATGGTATTCTTTACTAGAAGAGTATGGTTTACCTAAAGGTTACAATGGTGAAGTGACAGTAGTAAAAGGTGCAGAAGATGCTAACCCTAACTCTACTGATCAAGTAAAAGATTGGTTAAAGTCTTTAGGTTGGAAACCTTGTACATTTAAATACAACAAGAACAAAGACACTGGTGAAGAAAAGAAAGTAGAACAAGTCAGAAAGAATGGTGAGCTTACAGAGTCTGTAAAGTTATTAATAGAAAAGAACCCAGCTGTTGCAACATTAGAAGGTCTTACTATTATACAACATAGACTAGGTATCTTTAATGGCTTTGTTGAATGCGAACAAGATGGTTATCTCAAGGCAGAGATAGATGGTCTTACTAATACTTTTAGATTTAAACATAAGAAACCTCTTGTTAATCTTCCCGGAGTTGATAAGCCTTGGGGTAAAGAGATACGTAGTTGTTTAGTAGCACCTGAAGATTCTACATTATGTGGTGCTGACATGACTTCTCTTGAGGATACAACTAAGAGACATTACATGAAACCATACGACCCAAAGTATGTAGAAGAAATGTCAAGAGATGGTTTTGATCCTCACCTTGACCTTGCTAAACATGCAGGCAAGATTACACAAGATGATATTAATAAACATAATAGTGGTGAAAAAGATTTGAAGTCACTACGAAAGAATTTTAAAGTGGTTAATTATTCTGCTACCTATGGTGTAGGTGCAGCTAAGTTATCCAGAGAGACAGGTATGTCTGTACGTGAAGCACAAGAACTTCTTGATGCTTATTGGAAAAGAAATTGGTCTGTCAAAGCTTTCTCTGAATCTCAACCTATACGAACAATAGCAGGTGAGATGTGGATACAAAATCCTGTGAGTAAGTTCTGGCATAGTCTTCGCTACGAGAAAGATGCATTCTCTACTATTAATCAAAGCACAGGTTCTTATTGCTTTGACAAGTGGGTGGCATTCTATCGTACTAGAAGACCAAACATTGTGGGTCAGTTCCATGATGAAAGTATTAATGTAGTTCCTTTGGGCGAAGAGAAGGAACATGAGAATGCATTGTATTGGGCAGTTGATAAGTTAAATGAACAGCTCAAATTAAATGTAGAATTAGGTATTGATGTACAGTTTGGAAAAAATTATGCACAAATACATTAATACTACTTGCATTGTAAATAGTAATCGTGTTACAATAATTTTTTGATTAATTATAGGAGTCTTAAATGGCAACAAGAAAAGTAATATTAACCGGTATCTCCGAGTGGGCAAAAGTATTTGAACAGAATCGTGACAAGACTGGTTATAAACCAACACCTGAAGCACAAGGTACATATGAAGCAACTGATGGTGCTTGTACCATTGATGTAATATTAGATGACGATAACTTTGGTAAGCTAAAGTCTTCTAAGTCTATGAAGAAGGGTGTTGTAGATGCTCAAGGTAGAGGTCAGAAGATAACTTTTGATAGAAAGTTCAAGACCAATAATGATTGGGAGTGTGGTCCACCAATCGTTGTAAAGAATGATGATGCACCTTGGAGCTATGATGAAGATGGACCAATTGGTAATGGGTCTACTGTTCAAGTTCACCTATCTGTATATGATATACCGAAGTATCAGAACGTAGGAACTAGACTAGAGAAGGTAAAAGTTCTTGAGCATGTAGAGTATATTCAACCACAGACTGATGGTGACGTGCCTCCCTCTACGAAAAAACCATCTAAGAACACAAGTGAAGAAGTACTCTTTTAAGAGACCCAAACCACGAAACCTTGAGGCTAAATCTTTACAATCTCCTCAGTTTAGTCTCAAGGTTATTCCCCTTAAAATTAAAAAAATATTTAGAAAAAGAAAACATAAAGGATTACCTTATGAAAAAGATTGATACATTAGTAGAAGACATATACTCTACTATACAAGGTGAAGGTAATTGGAATGCAGCTATAACTAAACACTTCAGTTCTAAATTAGCAATGCTATCTTGCCAGAGGTTTCTTAAACCACAAGAGCCAAGAAGCTATCTTTCTTTGTCGTCAGTTGGAACACCATGTAAACGTAAGCTATGGTATAAGATTAACTTAGTAGGTAAAGGTGAACCACTAGAAGCATATACATTACTAAAGTTTTTTTATGGGGATATGATTGAAGAATTAATACTGTGTTTAACTGCTGCTAGTGGACATAAAGTAGAGGGAATGCAAGACAGACTAGATGTTCATGGTATAAAAGGACACAGAGATGCAATTATAGATGGTATGACTATTGATGTTAAGTCATGTAGTAGCTATGCATTTAAAAAGTTTAAAGAGGGAAGGTTAAGAGATGATGATCCATTTGGTTATATATCACAGCTTAGTTCATATGTTTATGCAGGTAAAGATGATCCACTTGTTACTAATAAAACACATGGTGCTTTCCTTGCAGTTGATAAACAGAATGGACATGTTTGTCTGGATGTTTATGATTTCTCTAAAGAATTAGAAACTAAAGAGAAAGAGATATTAGAAGTTAAAGATATGGTTAAAGGAGATATACCAGAAGAGAGAATAGATCCAATACCACAATCTAAAACTAGTCCTAATACTAAACTTAGTGTGCAATGTAGTTATTGTGAGTACAAGAAAACTTGTTGGCCGGAGATGAGAACATTCTTATATTCTTATGGTCCTGAGTTTCTTATTAAAGTAAAAAGTAAACCTAAAGTTAAAGAGGTGATAGATGAGCAGGTCAGCTAAAGCTAAAGGTAGACTAGGACAACAAGAGATACGTGATAAACTATTGGAGTCCTTTCCACATTTTGAAAAAGATGATATTAAGTCTGCTATAATGGGGGATACAGGTGCAGATATACAGTTCTCACCACAAGCTAAAAAAAGATTACCATTAGCAATAGAAATTAAAAGACGTAAGAATGAATTAAAAACTGTATATACATATATAGAACAAGCAGTTAAACATAATACAGGAGAGCCTGTAGTATTTTATAGATCAGATCATAGACCTTGGGTTGTAATGATAGGACTAGAACATTACATGGACTTACTTAAAGATTGGAAAATAAATGGAGATAACTAAAATGAAGATATGGGCAATGACAGAAGGTCCATATCATTACACAGATTTACCACCTGAAGATATTGAAGACTATCCTCATGTAGGTGAACTAGAATGGTTTGCTGTTTGTAAAGTAGAAATAGATGGCAAGCTTATAGATCACGAGTTTTTCTTTGAGACTCTTGATCAAGTCTATCAATGGAAAAACTATTTCAATAACAACATGGAGGCACTAGAAATAGATATGAGAGATAAAGATTATTTAGGAAAACTATCATGAGTAAAACAGCTGTGGTATATACATGTGCTCATGCAGATCCAGAGGTATCCAATGAGAGATTTACTTGGTTAGGTGAGATGATATATGATCTTAAACCTGACTATGTAATTGATCTTGGAGATGGAGCAGATATGAGATCATTAAATAGTTACGATACAAAGTATCCTACTGCAATAGCATCACAAAACTATGAGAAAGATATTAATAGTTATAATGATTCTCAAGAACGTATTAGATACAAGTTTAAAAAGATGAAGAAGAAAAGACCTGCGTTCTTTGGAGCAGAAGGTAATCATGAGCATAGAATAAAGAAAGCAATAGGTTTTGATCCTAGACTAGAAGGTGTAAAGTATGGTATTAGTTTTAGCCATCTTCAAACTAAGACTTGGTTTGATGAATACTATGAGTATAAAAACTCAGCACCAGATGTATTTACAAAAGATGGTGTATCTTATGCACACTATATAGCTACTGGTAATTATGGTACAGCTATGTCAGGAGAGCATCATGCCTATAGTTTGATTAAGAAGAGACATTCTTCTACCACAGTTGGACATAGTCATAGAAGACATATCTACTTTAAAGATGATGCATTTCCTAATCCATCTATAGGATTAGTAGCAGGTTCTTTTAAAGGTGGTCAAGAAGGATGGGCAGGTCAGGCAAACTTAGAGTGGTGGAAAGGTGTAGTCATAAAAAGAAATATAAACAATGGTGCATACGATCCAGAATTTGTTTCGTTAGAAAGATTAAAAGCCGAATATGGTAGTTGACAATTAATAATATTTAGATATAACTAGGGGTTCTTGTTATGGAGTATGAAGTAGTAATTAATATAAATATAGATGATGATTCTAATATGTTAGAGGTAGGAGATACTAATAATATAGACACTATTACTAGTGCTATAGAGTCTGCTCTTTATGATATAGATGACCTAGAAATTAAAGATATAGATGTAGTAAGGAGATTAGATTGAATATAAAAGATTATTCTGAAGAAGTAGAAAAGTTAGTTATTACTGTTGCTAATACTAGACTTGTAGAAAATACACTAGGCTTGGTTGGAGAAGCAGGAGAAGTAGCAGAAAAAATAAAAAAGTTTATTAGAGATGAAGATTTTTCAAAAGAAGATATTGTTAAAGAGCTTGGAGATGTTTTGTTTTATACTACTGCTCTGGCTAATCATATAGGATCTGATTTACAAACTGTATTAGATACTAATATTAAAAAATTACATGATAGAAAAAAGAGAAATAAGATACAAGGGTCAGGAGATAATAGATGAGTAATGCACTACCAACAGACTACCAAAACTTTATTGCAACATCACGATATGCACGTTGGCTAGATGATGAGAGCAGAAGAGAAACGTGGAGTGAAACTGTTACTAGATATGTAGATTATATGTCTGAAAAAGTAGGGATAGATGAGAATACTAGTAATGAAATATGGGCAGCTATACATAACCTAGATGTTATGCCCTCTATGAGAGCCTTGATGACTGCAGGTGCTGCATTAGATAGAGATAATACTGCAGGATATAACTGTAGTTATCTACCGGTAGATGATATTAAATCTTTTGATGAAGCTATGTATATATTACTCTGTGGTACAGGTGTAGGCTTCTCTGTTGAAAGACAATATGTAGATAAACTACCAGAAGTGCCAGAGGTTTTATCTGATAGTCAAACTACTATTGTTGTAAGAGATAGTAAGGAAGGTTGGGCAAAAGCATTTCGTATGCTTATAGCTTTATTGTATGCAGGTGAGATACCAACTTATGATGTTAGTATGATTAGACCTGCAGGTGCTAGACTAAAAACATTTGGTGGTAGAGCATCTGGACCTGCTCCTCTTGTTGATCTATTTAAGTTTACTATTAATATGTTTAAAGAAGCAAAAGGCAGAAAGCTATCTAGCTATGATTGTCATAGTATTATGTGTAAAGTTGGTGAGATTGTAGTGGTAGGTGGTGTACGTAGATCAGCTATGATTAGTTTGTCTAACTTATCTGATATTAGAATGCGTCATGCTAAGACTGGTCAATGGTGGGAGACTGCTCCACATATGGCATTGTCTAATAACTCTGTCGTTTATACAGATAAGCCTGACTCTGAAACATTCTTACGAGAGTGGACTTCATTAGTAGAATCTAAGTCAGGTGAGAGAGGTATCTTTAACAGAGTATCTGCTAAGAAACAAGCTATGAAGAATGAGAGAAGAGATCCTAACTATGACTTTGGTACTAATCCTTGCAGCGAAATAATACTAAGACCACATCAGTTCTGCAATCTTACTGAAGTAGTAATAAAAGATGGTGACAAAGATCATGATATAGAGAAGAAGATTAGGATTGCTACTATATTAGGAACAGCTCAAGCTACACTTACAGACTTTCCATACTTAAGAAAAATATGGAGAACTAATACTGAAGAAGAAAGATTACTTGGTGTAAGTCTTACAGGTATTATGGATAACATGCATACTAATTGTAATCTAGTTGATATGGATAAAAGACTTTCAAGATTTAAGCAAGTAGCTATTGATACTAATAAAGAGTTTGCTAATAAATTTGGTATCCAAGAGAGTACTGCTATTACATGTGTTAAACCTAGTGGTACAGTATCTCAGCTGTGTGATTCAGCAAGTGGTATTCATGCTAGACATTCTAAGTATTACATAAGAACAGTACGTGGTGATAACAAAGATCCACTTACAAAGTTTATGATAGATCAAGGTGTGCCTAGTGAACCATGTGTAATGAAACCTGATACTACTACAGTATTTAGTTTTCCTATGAAATCACCTAAAGGTTCTAGAATTAGAGATGAACTATCTGCTATAGATCAATTAAATATCTGGTTAATATATCAAGAGCATTGGTGTGAGCATAAACCATCTATTACTGTTACTGTTAAAGAAAACGAGTGGTTAGATGTAGGTGCATTTGTATTCAAACATTTTGATAAGATGTCAGGTGTATCTTTTTTACCACACTCTGATCATGTATATCAACAAGCACCTTATCAAGAGTGTACAGAAGATGAATATAATGATATGCTTTCTAAAATGAATACTAGAATTAATTGGTCTAAATTAAGAGAATATGAAGTAAGTGATACTACATCTGGCAGTCAGACTATGGCTTGCAGTGGTGATTCTTGTGAGGTCGTAGACATAGGAGTTTGACATGACAGTAATCTTTCCTAAAGAAATATGTGCTATGTGTGGCAACTATCTTGATGATGACTTAAAGTGTTATGAGTGTGAAATATGTGACGGAGAAAATATGGAAGATACAATTACCTTAACTACTGATACAACTTTTCATGGACACTATGATGATGTTAATAATCCTAAACATTACAATCGTGGTGGACTAGAGTGTATTGAAGCTATTGAAGCTATGACAGAAAAAATGTCTGGAGATATAGCACCACATGCTGCAAATGTATTAAAGTATTTGTGGAGATGTGAATATAAAAATGGACTACAAGATATTGATAAAGCAATCTGGTATTTAAATAGACTAAAAGATAGGTGGGTACAAAGAAATGAAGTGGAAAAATCTGGAACAGGAAGCAAGGAATTTTCGTAGACTACGTATAGTTAAACCTACTAAAAAAGCAAAACCCTTAACAACTAGACGTTATCTTGCAGGACAAGCATTGTCAGGTCTAATTGCTAAGGGTAAAACAGATAAGATAGAAGTAGCTAAAGAGGCTTATGAGTGGGCAGATAGATTATTAGATGAAGAAGATTAGTTAAAAGTTTTATATGGTTTATAATCATCATAGTTTTTTAACATATGTTCAATAGTTCTTAATTGTTTTAAACCATCTGGTTTATCTAATAAATCTATTAGCTCACCTTCTATATCTAAGAAATCCATTATTTCTTTTACCTTTTCTTTATCTTTATTAAACAGTAATCTAATAATATTAATTTCTTTAGGTAAAGATTTTTCCATAAAATTAATTACATCATCTTTAACCTTAGATGATATATCCATTATTATATCTACTTGATCTTGCTTTCTAAGATCCATAAAATCAGGATTAGCTTTTAGAGCTTCTATAGCTCTGTCCTCAAAGAAAGGTGCAGCTATCTGATTCATTCTGTTTTGTATTTGATTAGGTGCATCTGTTTTATAAACATCCCAGTATCTCATACCTGCAACATTAACCATTCTTTCCATTAGATTAGGTTCATTTACAGTTCTAACTCCAAATAAATTTTTACCGGGATCAGCTTTACTTAACTCTACACCTCTAAATGGTGTTGCTTTTAGTGGTAGATCTTCAGATAAACCCTCTTGACTAAATAATTTTGGTATATTATTAATATATCTTACAGCTTCTCCCTGTAAAAATAAACCTTCTCGTAGATTAGGATTCATATTACTATCAGTAAACATTCCTATAACTTGATTTGGAGTATCAAAAGGTCGAGTAGCACCTGATAGTATTCTCTCTCCTGCTCCACCCATAAGATCTACAAGAGGTTTAATATCACCATTCTTTAACTTTTCTACTACATACTTTACTTGTCTACCTGTAAAATCTAAATCTCTGATAGCTTGACCACCAGTCTGAAGTATGACCTCATCTATTAAATTTTTAGGTATCTCTGAGTAGTCTATTTCTCTAGGATCATTAGTATCTTTCATACCATGAGCTAGTATCTGAGATAAAAGTCTGATAGTTGACACAGGCCAGTCATAAGTTTTATCTTCAATATCTCCCATACCTTGTCCTGATCCTATCTTGTAAGGACCAAGTTGTAATACCTCTTCATTTCTTTCTTGAGAGTATGATAAGCCTTCAGCAATTCTTTCTCTAGCTGCAGGTATTCCTAAAGCTATTAATGCTATACCAACAGAAGCTTTACCCCAAGCTTCAGCAAACTCTGGATCAGCATAATCAGGTTTCTTTCCAGTCAGCGCTCTATACGTGGCTCTAAAAGCATTGAAAGCAGTTAAGTCTCCCATAGTAGCAATAGTAGTATTCATGAAACTACCGAAAGGAACTATATAACCTATCTCAGTATTATTAGTAAAGTTTTCTATTTGTTTTGCAGCTGCTCTAAAAGCATTACCTGCAGGTAAAGTAGACCAGTTTACAGATGCAGTCTCTCTCATTGTTCTAAATAATGCCCTGTCTACTACCCTCTCTTGAAATTTTTTAGAGGCCATCTCTAAAGATACATCAGGTCTGGCATAAAACTGATCAGGACTCACACCATATTCTCTCATTATATATTGATTAACATTAGTCCCAAAAGCCCAACGCTTAGTTATATCATCTTGTAATCTAACAAAGGTTAAAGTTTGTGCACCTTTTGTTGCTGCATCAATTATTCTTCCTGTTGAAGATACTATTATATTACCTTTATCTAAATTAAAATGCTCAAAAGAATCTCTTACACCACCATCTCCTGCAACATCTCTAAATAATCTAGACTTAATTTTAGGATCTAACTCAAGTATTTTATTAGCGTACTCTATTGGAATGTCTGGAGATATTACATCAAAACCCCTACGTAAAGCACCAAACACACTACCATAAGCTTCATCATAAAACTCTTTTCCCTTTTTAGCATCAAGCATTCCATAATAAACACCACTCTGAGCTAAGTTAATACCACCAGTTACAAAGTCAGCCATAGTATTTAAGTTTACTAAAGCAACAAAACCTTTTAAGTTTGCACCGGTTGTAGATAGATGAGAAGTTAATAGTCTTTTATAAACAGATAAACCAAACTGTCTCATCTCTTTACTTGTTGGTCCTTCTCCTTTTTTAGTTTGACCTGCTATCATTTCAATAGCATCTTTTATATTAACACCTGCTTTTTCAAGTCTACTTAATTCTGATGGTAGCCACAGAGCTTCACCTGCTTCACTAACTGATTTAGCAAAATGATAACCCATGCTTCTAGCTGTTATCTTATCTCCTGATACAGGATATGAAACATTCACATTTGTTTCTACTCCATCTATAATTCTCTTTTCAGTTTTAATATCTGTAAACATCAGTTTACGACCAGTATCTTCTTCAAACTTTTTTACTATTTCCCTAACTTGTTTCGTATCTAAGTATTCCATAATAGCATTAGCATAAACAGCTGTTCTTGTTCCATATTTTTTTAGCATAGCAGGATGAACAACAAATCCTGAATCTTCTAATGCTTGAAAAAATCCTTTAGTCTTTTGATCTGGACTACCTAACCAAAAGTATTGAAAGAAAGCATTTGTTATCTCATTACTATCGTATTGTTCACCTCTAGCCTTTACTCTTTTCTTAGCATTATCTCTAAGAACTTTCCATTCTAAAAAGTTTTTACTATCACCTTTTATTAATCCAAAGTTTTCATCTACATAGTTAATGATGATGTCCTTTTTAACTCTTTTCTTTAGTTCTGCTTCAGCTTTACTAGTTCCTAAAGTTAAGAAGTCTTCATCAAATTGACGATAAGAAAGAAAAGTCTTTTTAAGTGGACCTTTCCTTAGTTCTTTTACAGTTGCACCCATAGCAACTAAAGTTGGTATTACTAACATATTACCTGCTGCAGTTATAGCACTTTGTGCAGGACTAAATTCATCTTGAACACCTACATCCATTAACTGCATCTGTGTTAATGCATCTGCACCAACTGCTATTGTAGTATCTATAAAAGCAAAAGGTAAAGCTTGTTTAGCAGTGTTGCCAATAGTTTTAAATGCTAGTTGTTTAGTTGTTCCTTCTTTAACTGCTTTTAAATATGCCTCTTTCATAAGAGTTTTTGCAGCTAATGCTGAAGTTTTAGTAGCACCAAAACCAAACAATTTACCAATACCAAATCCTAGTAATGTTGCAGGATCATATACACCTGCTTTAGCATAGTCCCAAGTAGCATCAGCCATCTCTGCCCAACTACCATCACCAGTAAATGCATTAGTCATCTGATCAAATAATTTATAACCTGCACCAAGCTTAACTTTAATATCGTCATTAGCATTCATTGTGTAAGCTATCTCATTACCTACAGTAACTGTTTGACCTGCACTAAAAGATCTTTGGTAGTTCTGCCATATTTCAAATACATCTTCGTCAGACATATTCCTGTAGTCCCTACCTTTGAAGCCACCTATATCACCACCTGCTAAACCAACAACACCCCTTCTAGCTTTAGTTAGTAACCCACCCGGTGTATACCTAGCTTCTAAATTACTTCTAATAATATCCATAAATCTATTATCAGCTAGTATTTGTTCTTTAGTGAGTCTTCTGTTTTCATAATCTTGAGCAAAAATCTTTTCAAGATCTATATAAGAGTCTTCATTTAATGAAGGAACAACAACTGGTGATTCTATATTATATGGTACAACCTCCATTTCATAAGGAGTTGGTTCAATAGTGGGTGTATTAATATTATCAGAATCTTGTTGATTAAGAAAATCTGAAATGTCAAACTTTTCTGGTTCTGGAATATTAGTATTAATATTTATAGGCATTATTGTCATTATTAATTTGACCTGTTTGTTAAATCATATGAGTGTAATATATTAGGTGATTCTAAAGTTCCATCATAAGCTGCAATCTTATCTCCTACTCCAAATAACTTATCTCCATAAACTAATTGATATAAAAAACTTTGCGTATTAGGATTAAGATTAGGATCATAAGGAATTAATTCTGTAGGTCTTCCGGGAAGAACAGGAACTAAAATAAAATCTCTAGCTCTAGCAGCTTCTAAGTATTGATTAACTAAAGTATCTCTGGCTAATTTAGGTGATTGTTTTAAGTATCTTTCTAATCCTTTAGCACCATAAATTAAAAACAATTCTAAAGGATTATCGTCATCTTCAAAAGATTCTCTTGCACTATCTAATTGTTGTTGATAATTTATATAAAAATCTCTTTCAATTATTTCAGATTCTGTTAAATTTCTAGGTGTTGTTTGAGTTCTTCTGCCAGAGGGATCAGTAACATAACCTTCTTTAATATCATTAAGTTTTCTTATCTTATCTCCAAGTTTATCACTATGTCTTTTTGCCATTAGTGCAGTTGATGAAGTAGAATTATTAACAAAAAGTTTTATTTCATTAGGTGTAAAATCCTCTCCTAAAAATTTATCACCAAGAATAATCTGACCTCTTGGCATTTCTTCTTGTTGAAGTATTACTTTATATAAACCATCTAATTCTCTACCAATATAATCTTCTACCTTTTTAATATCTATTCTTCCTGATGGAGTAGATGCCTGAGCTACAGAACCTTCTATTAAACTTCCAATAAATTTTTCTGATACCGGACTTCTTGCAAAAGGTTTATCTTGTACTTCATAAAATTGTTGAGCCTCTTTAATTTTTTTATGTAGTCTTTCAAAAACTGTTGGGTCTCCATTAGCCATAAACTTAGCAGCTGTATTATCATCTAGTCCAAAGTTCTCTTGGAGATTCTTCATAAAAGCTGCTTCTTTTGTTGACTGACCAAACACATAACTATCTCCCATAGTAGGACCTAAAGATGTTTGTGTTATATCATCTTCATCATTACGATTAAATAACTGTATACCTCTATTATTAACAGTTGATCTATTAAATAATTTAGCTATTGATGATGCACCACCTTTAGCATATAAATCCATAATAGTTTTTTCTCGTTGATCTTGACGAGCTTCTACTTTATCTTGGTAGTTTCTTATACCTACTGCTGTTAATTTCATCTTATGTCCTCGCCATTAATCCTTGGGGTTTATCAATTGATGCCTCTCTTATAGGATCATCTTTAATCATACGTTTATAATCAGGTGAATCAGTATCTATTACTTTACCTTTAGGTTCAGGTTTTGGAATATAGTTATCCCTAATTCTACCATCTGGTCCAAAAAAATCCATACCTTCTTGTTTAGATAATCCTGCTTCTGAATCATATTCAAAGTCTTCTTGTCTTTCAGCTAAAAACTTCCTAGCTAACATTTCATTTCTAGCATAAGATATTCTTTCATCTTGTTCTTTATCTTCAAAACCCTCATCATAGTTTACATCTAATGAATCTGCATAACCTTTTAAGTATTCATGTATAACAGGTGCTACTATTAAACTTATATCTATAGAATGCATACCCTCCACCACAGCATTACGAGTAATACCTTCTACTAATGTAGACAGATCCACACCCATTTCTAACATAAACATTGCTTGTTCCACTGCTTTAGGATTATCAAGTATATCTAAGTGGTAATCTAAAGCTTTTACTGGATCATTTATTTCTGGGGGTCTCTCATATGGAGCACCTTTAGGTGTTGATGTTAGAGATTGACCCGGAACAGGTCTGTTAAATTGCATTATAAGTCCTCTCTATTAAAATAAAAATTAGCATCAGAAATTCTATTTTGCATCTTAGGTTCACCTGCAACTAGATATTGTCTTTCAAACATTTTAGTTAGCTGACTAATACTTAAATCTTGATTATTAAACTTCTCCATAAAATCCTCTGTAAATCCATGAGTCCTATTATTCTTCAATTCATGAATTAAAAAAGCATAACTACCCTCATAAGTTTTAGGATCTAAATTATTCTTCTTAGTAAAATCTAAAAATTCTTTTCTTCTTGTAGCTGTCCATTGGGCATCACCTAAACCTCTACCACCAGTTTCTTTAAATGCAGTAAAACCTCTAGACTCATGATGAAGATTACCAATAATGGCACTAAGTTGTTTCTTAGTAAGATTAGGAAACTCACTCTTTAAATCTTTAAAGTATCTATTAGCTCTTTCAGTATTATATTCATCAGACTCAGAAAATTGTTTTTCTAAATCTGGTCTAGTATTAATAGGTTGATCCTCACCTGAAGAAGCTTTCATTTTTAAAAAGTTTTGTTCTTTAAGTCTTTTATTTTCTTTTCTAATAGCACTAAATCTTTCATAGATAGCAATATTAGTATCTCCTATTTTAGATATTTGTGCTTCAGCTACCTTTACATCAGGTCTACCACCTAAAGATTTAGGTTTCTCAGGTGAAGCAAAAGAACTACCCTCCATCTTTAGATATTGATTATAAGCTTGTTCATACATACTAGACATATCTGTCCCCTTTAATATTAATAATAACGAAAGTAAAATAAGTAGACCTCTGAATAACATATTAGCTAAAGAAAGGCATACTTCCAATTAGACCTTTACCACCAAATAGACTACCTATTCCACCACTACCAAAAAGTAAACTAAAGATGTTTTCTGTAAATGCATTATCTTGAGCCTCATCTAATTGCATTCTCACTTTTGCTAACTCTTTGTCTCCAAGAAGAAGATTCATAGTTCTTTCTTTAGCATTCTCTGCTCCAGTAAATGCAAAGTTCATGATGTCTCTTTCTCTCTGCCAGATCTCATCAATAGCTTTGTTAGTTAAACCATTAACATCTTTTGCAAATTGAAAGTTACTTTGATTAGCAGCAGCTGTGTTTGCAGTAGTAGTGTCTTGTCTCCATTTAGCATTAGCTTGTGCTATCTGTGCATACATCTGTGCATTAAATTGTTCTCTTGCAGCTTGTAACTCTGAGTTAAATTTTTGTATTGCATTAGCTTCTCCTGCATTAAATTGATTCATAGCATTTACTTGTGCAGAATTAAACTGATTCAACTGTGATTTCATTGTAGCATTGAACTGAGAAGTTTGAGTTTCATTTGCTGCATTAAATTGTTCAGTTGCATTTTGTGAAGCAGTGTCACTTAATACTGTGTTAGCTAAAGTTTGTGCTTTAAATATTTCCGTTTGTTGTTCATTATTAAGATTAGCCATATCTATCTGCAAAAAGTTTTGTGCATTTTGAACTTGAGCTTGTTGTTCATTACTTAAACTAGCCATTTCTAACTGAGAGATCTGAGCAGCTTCTGCCATTACTAATGCTTGTTTATTATTTAAGTTAGTAAGATTCATAGTCTGTGCCATCTTAGCATTCTCTAGTGCTACCTGCTGATCTGCAGTAAAATTCATGTTAGCTATTTCACTAACCTTTGCAGCATTCATAACTTTAGTTTGAAAGTTTTGATCAAACTCTATCTGCATAAACTTAGCTCTTTGTTCTGCTTTAGCTAAAGCCATCTGTTGTTTATTAGCTGTATCTATTTGTGCTATTGGTAATGATGCTTCCATAGCAGCTTGTATAATAGCTTGACCTGCCATACTAGATGCACCTAAACCTCTCTGTGCCATTACTGCAGTAGCTTTACGCATTGCTCCTGCTGCCCAAGGTGGTGTATTACCTCCCTCAAACTGATCCATCAAGGTAGTTAATTCATCTTGCATAGAAGCAGCTTTTACTTCTCCTGTACCAAAAGCTTCTGCTACTTTAGTTTGATCTACTGCAGAACCATCTATCATTTCTCCTACTTGCAATGTCCTAGTAGGAGCATCTTCAACTTTAGTTGCCTCTCCTTGAGCTGCTTCAAGATCAGAAACTTTAGTAGTATCTTTTGTTTGTGCTTCTATTGTTTTTGTAGGACCTTCAGATTTTTGTGCTTCAACATCATCAAGAACTTCTTTTACATCTTCTTTAGCTGTAGTAACTCCTGCTTTAGTTGTTTTTGCGTCAGAGGGAGTATCTGCTGTTGCTATATCTGAAACCTGTGAAGGGTCATCAACAATAGGAGCAGTAGTTGCTGTCTGACCTGTAGTAGCAGATAATACTGTACCCTCTGCATCAGGATTAATTTGTGATACAGGAGCTGCTACTGCTGTGCCTGCAGGGTCTAATACTGCACCTGCAGTAAGATCAGCTTGACCTTGTGCTACTTGTTCTTTAGTAAGTTCTTGTCCTGCAACTGTTACTGTTTGTCCACCATCTTGATAACCTCTAATCATACCACCTTGATAAAAAGTATCTTTACTTTGAGAATATTCTTCAAATGTCATTCCAATAGAATCTAAAAAGGCTTGTGTTTGCTCTGCATAAGGTCCTTCACCATATTTATGAACACCATCTGCAGGACCAGAATAATAACCTTTTGGAATAAGTGTGTTACCCATACCATATTGAGGTTTTCCATATTGAGGATTAACAACATCACTTGAAGTGTCTGCATCATCATCAGTAGTAGTAGTAGTTGGAGCATCCGCAGCTTGTTGTACGAGATAAGGAAGAGTATTAGTTGAACTATATGGAAAATAACCAATAGGTATATTTTGAGAAGGTGTCCATACACCATTACTATTATAAACACCTAAAACATAAACAGACATACCTTGTTTATTTTTATAGAGTCTTTGCTCAAGTTGTCCTGCTTTGTCTCCTGTACCATAAACACCTGCAGCTATTTTTTCTGCTCTTGTTTGTGGTTGTATAAGTTGAGCTTGAGCTTTACCTCTTTTAATAAAATTTTCTTTTTGTTGTTGAATATTAGATTCAAAAGTTTGAGCAGGAACTTGTGTTGTACCTTCAGGACCTGTCAATACTGGAGTTTGAACTGTTCCTGTAGTGCTAGTTCCTGTAGGAACACTTACTGCTTGACCTTCAGTTGGTATAGAAATAGTAGAAGGTGGTGTAGTTTCATCAAAACCAGTAGGTATTACTACACCATCATCAGTAAATATTTCTGCAGCTTTATTTATCTCTTCTTGTGTTGGACTTAAATTTTGTGTTAATACTTCACCATCATCAGTATATGTAATTACATCTGTATCAATAGGTAAATACTGACAAGATCCATCATCTTGGGTTGCTGATGAATTATAATTTGTGGCATTTGGATCTGTACAACCTAAAACTGGTTGTGGAGTTGGTATGACTGGTGTAGGTGTAACATCTGGAGTTGTATCATCAGTACCCTCATCTCCATCATCTTGTTGTGGCAAATCAACAATACCTGCAGCTAAAGCTCTGTTCGCATCATTATAAGATATAGGTTGAAACTCATCTTTTTCATTTTGATAACCAACAAGTGTAACACCACCTACTTGTTTACTTGTTAAACCTTGGTTATAAACACCCATGTCGTGACTTCCGGGAACTGCTTCATTTTGTGACGTAATCGTATTATAATTTTGACCCCCTAAAAAATTTTCTGCTCTAGCATCAGTACGACCTCTTACATAGTCTTGAGACACACCTTGACTTGCACCTGCAGATATAGCTCTTTTGTAATTTGCATAATTTTTACTAAACTCTTCTTGAGCATCACTTTGACCAAAATGTTGTTCTGCAGTTGTTCCATCTGTACTTAAAGTAAAGGGTCCATAATCATATGATGTTTTACCAAAAGGATTATCTCCTGCTGCAAGACTACCTTTAGAAAAACCTAACGCTTCACTTTGTATAAATGCACCTTTGTTAGCAGTAACTGCAGCTTTAGCTCTTGGATTAGCTTTAACAAAAGCATCTATAGATGTCCACCTTGCAGGACCATCATAACCAAAAGGTTCAAGATTATTCTTAGCTTCTCTTGCTGTTATCTCTCTTTTCTGTGCCATCTAATTAATCCTTGCTCAATACTTTATCTAGTTTATCTTCTAATCTATGTAGTGCATCCATTACCTGTGTAAGATCATCTCTAAGTTCTTTACGTGTAGCATACTCTTCTCTTGTTTTATTTAGTAGTATATCAATACGTTTTACTTCCTGTACAAGCCCTCTAAATGCCCATACAGCAGGAGCTATTACTAATGTTAAGATAATATTCCAAAACATCCATGCACTAATTTCCATCTACTACTCCTGAATTGATTTTAAATACCAGACAAGCCAACCAAAACCTACAATTGTACAAACAAGAAAGAATATAAATAAACCCTCAATACATCTATCTTTAAACTCTTGTCTTTTATATAGTTGTTCCTGTCTAACCTTTCTAATTTTACCTTCCATTGCTAGTAACTCATCCCAAGCTTTATGTCCATGAGAAAACTGTATGAAAGTTTTAAGTTCATATCTCTGTTCTTCTAACTTCTTCTTAGCAGCAAATGCTTCAAGTGCTTCCTGCTCTACTGACCCAAAGACTTTACGAAAGATAGGTGGGTTTTTTGCCTGTTTTTCTTTTTGTTCTATATCAGACACAGCACCCATCCACTTTGAAAGATCACCACTCATTTGCTCTATATCACGACCTGCTTGAAATGCTCGTTTTAGACCTGAAAATGCAGTGCTTGCAGTGGTCAGAGCAGCACCTATCGTAATTGGATCAAACATTAGTGCTTTGTCTTACTCTCTATCTTCTTAGTATTAGTCAATGACTGCTTATCAAGAAGAGTAAAACCTCTACGCTCTGCAAACTTCTGTGGATCACCTTCCCACTTATCTGCACAAGCTTCTAGCCAACGCATAGTCATCTCATGTGTAGGTGCTTTACCATTCTTCATTAGTTCATTTTCTGTATTAAGATAAGCAAATACTTCAGCCTGTGCTTGAGCACCACTAATACCTAAGTCAAAGATATAGATCATGTTACCTTCATCTATAATACCACCTCTGGGTCTAGCACTTGTTAAGGCTTGTTTCATAGCTGTCATTATGTGGTATCTGTTTTCTTCTCTTTCATACATCTCTTCTGTAATTTCATCTACTCCTAAGTGTTTAAGAAGTGACTGATATTGATTGACAAAAAAGTTCATCTTACGTATTGCACCTTGAACAGCATCTTGTGCATTAATAGAATTTGTTTGTAGCTCTAGTATTTCTATCTCTAACATCTCTCTTTCAAGATCATCTTGACACTCAAGTAACTCACGCTGTTTCATCTTTAGTTCTACAGCTTTCTTTTGCATTCTAATATGAGCTTCTTGTAAGGCATTCTTTGTTTTGTTTACTTCTGCTAGTGTGTGTTTAATAGAACGAACAGGAGTAATAGCAGTTACATCAAGTGTTACACCCATAAACTGTGAGTGTGATTTATGAAAGTTACTAGATGCTTCTTGTATAACAGGCATTTTTTCATCTATGTTCTTCAACATAGTCTTATATTCTGGTTTTACTTCAACCAAGGCATTTTGTATATCTTTTACTACTAAATCAGTTTTCAAATTATCCACCATTTAATGTTGTTAAATCATTCCATATTATTGTAGCATGAGTTGCAGGTACAAAATCTTCTTCTGTAATTCCATCTGACGCTATTTGCTTCCAACCATTACCATTACTTGCATTAGTAAGATAAGTTATAAGATCATCTTTACTTGCTATCTCACCTTCAGAAGCAGATATATCTGCTCCATCATCTGCAATCCCAAGCATTACATGATCTCTTGGACTTGCTGTATTATCTTTAACAGGATACATACCTCCTGTTCCTTGAGGTACACCAAACTTTAAGAAAGTTGGTATTGTACCTTCTGCTGTCAATCTATATTTTACTACCTTGTGTGCCATTATTTCTCCTATGAAGGTTTAGTAGGCCAATCACTGTCTGCTAAGTGAGGCCATTTAGAATGTTTTGGTAAGTCTCTTAGAGCTTGTCTATAAGTTTTCATATTACTAGACATTGTTACATCTGAAAGACCAAAGTAATCTGTTTCTGCAAGTAAAATATTTCTTTTACTTCTGTTTCCTTCAGTTACTTTTGCATCTATACCTGCTTTGTAATTAGTAGTTTGAGTTTCTACAGTTACAGTCTTACCATCTTTATCTGTATAGTCACTATAAATAGGACCTACTTTATACTTAGTGTACCACTTACCATCATTTTTATACTCCACTCCATCATCTACTACTATTTGATAAGGAGGAGTAGTAGATGGTCTTGTACCTTCAAATACAGGATCAAGTTGATTATGCTCCATAAACTCTGTGGTCAAAGGTTGTGGTGGTCTTTTAGATTTATTCTCTCTTATCCACGTAACGTCATTCATAACCCTACCTGTGCTTCTCTCTCTTACCCAACCCATTATTATCTCCTATGCTGCTATTGCGTAAAATATATAATCACCAGTAGTGAACCCACTAGCTATTTGAAAGCCACTGTTAAGTGGATCAATTAAATCTGTATTTGTAACAGCAGATGCGTTATTATTAAGTGATAAATAAGAGTCATTACCAGATACAATACCTCTAACATTATCCCAATGATAAAATAAAGCATTATTGCTTATACCACTATCAATTCTTCTTACCATTACCAAACTAGAACCAGAACTAAAACCACAATCTACATCTGTGCTAGAGCCATTGGTATGACTAAAACTTCCTACTTTACTTATTCCTGCAAGGGTAGCCCAAAGATAAGCTATATAATCTTTACCACTTTGATTTAATCCATTATATGTGCCAAGAGAAAAAACAGTTGAGGTAGGTGCTGTGCTATTCCAAAGTAAAGTTCCACTGTTTAAATTGATGTTACCTAAACTATTTACAGTAAAACCATCATCATTTGGAGTAGGAAGATTTTTATGATAAACCCACCAACTGTTGCTAGATGAAACTGTTTCTCTTGACTTACACCAAATCATTTCTGGTGCTACTCCCAAGTTGTGATTTAAGGTTCTTGCACTACCTGTTCCTGTATAAGCGACTATATCAAAAAATCCTGGTGCTCTTCTCCATGCGTTATAAAGATTACCACTGTAGTTTCCATAACCATCACCTGCTCTATTTATTAGACCTTTAGCAGTATCAAAACTTGTAGTTGTACTTCCACCACTTTCAGCATTATCAAGTTCTGTAGATAAGACTTTATTTCCTCGCAATCTATCTCTCATATAATTAGAACCACCACTTGCATAATTATCTCTAAACATTGCTAAATCAACAGGAAAACCAGTATTCATAGTTAAATCATTATCATTTAATGAAGTATTACCAAGTTCAACATCAAATACACTAGCTCTACTTGTAGGTGTAGCCATTGGTCCTCTGCGTATTGCTACATAAATATAAGTTGCACCATTATTATTTATAGCAGCATTGTTGTCTTGTAATTGAAAACCTGTTGCTGTTGGAGCAGTACCATATTCTGTAGCTTCTGCATCAGTTTTATTTGGATTTAAACTTCTAGACGAATTAGCAACATTAGCAGGTAATCCTCTTATAGTATCCCAAATAAACCAATCATTAGTATTAGTAGTATCTTTTACCATAAGCCATTGTGGTTCAAAACCAAGAGTAACTGATGGTCCGGGATTACTAGAATTACCAGTATAAGAACCACATTGTATCATACCATCAGAAGAAGTATCATGTCCAAAAAGATAGGCAACATAATTTTCACCATTTGCATTAACTGAATGGTCTGTTCCAACAGTAAAAACACTGGAAGTAGGAGCAGTATCATTCCACCAATCAGCACTATCAGCCACAGCTGCATTAGTATTAAGTATAAGATACTTATCCTCAGGTGCAGAACTATCTGCTCCTCTGTGATAAACTGCCCAATTGTCAGTTTGATCTATATTTTTAACTAGTATCATTCCGGGAGCTTGACCAAGACTATGACTTATAGTTTTTCCTGCACTACCATCCCCTGTATATGTTACAACATCAAAAAACTTTGGTGCTTTTCTAAATGCCCAAGAAACATAATCATAAGAAGAATCTGAATTTATTGCAGCATCATTACCCTTTGTTGTAAAACCATTACCATTACTATTGGGTACAATGTAATGCCCAAACTGATCAAAAAATTCCCCATCAGTAGCATTAGAATTTAATCTTTTTTCAAAAGGATTACTACCTCTTTTACTGTCAAAAAGAATGTGAACATTATCTTGACTTCTATTTTTTATCCAAACCAAACCATCATTATTTTGTAAGTCTATTCCATTATTAATACTTTGATCAGAACTTGTTCCACTCCAAATATCAATACTAAATATATTTTCTATAAACTTCTGAGGATTACTAACACCTGCTGTTGGCCAAAGACCCTGCTTGTTAAGAGCTTGAGCTTCTTCTAGTGTCCATACTCCCGGAGCAGAAGTATCTTGAAAGTTATTAGCAGGAAGAACTAATGATTCATCTTTAGTAATTAATCCACCTAAATATCTTGTCATTAAGATAATCCTCCATGAGCACTAGAAATATCAGTGTGATTATATGATCTAATTGCTGCAGTTAAATTACCAAAGTCTGTAGCATTTCCTGAAGATGCCATAGTAATATAATCAATCACATCTTGATTAGCACCCCCTGATGTAAAACCTGATGCAAACAACCCTCTAGTTTTATCAGAACATCCTGTTAAAAGTGATCTTGCAACAGTTAGATCTCCAAAGTCAGTTCCATTTCCTGTTGATGCTGTTGTCACATATTCTATGTTGGCTATTACAGAACCTCCTGTATTATATCCACCACCAACGAAAACTCTTGTACTGCTATTTGAACTTCCACATGACCTCTGTAATTGAGAAGCATCACCAAAGTCTGTTGCGTTGCCAGTTGAAGCTATAGTTATATACTGTATAGTATTTGAACTATAATTAACATAGTATATACCTCTTGTTGTGTTACTACCTGCACCCATATCCAAACCACTAGATGAAAGTAAATCTCCAAAACTAGTAGTATTACCTGTAGATGCAATCGTAACATATTCCATCAAATCATCATTAACACCTGCTCCACCTGCTTTGACTGATCTTGTATCATTAGCTAAAGCAGCACATCTTCTATTTAAATGAGCAGCATCTCCAAAATCTGTGGCATTACCAGTTGAAGCAATTGTTACATAATCTATTGACTGTGTTCCATTGCTAGTTCCCGGATTAGGCATTCCTTGCCATTTAAGACCTCTAGTTGAACTACTACTGCCACAAATTCCATATCTTGCTTGAATCAAATCTCCAAAGTCTGAAGCATTACCTGTGGTTTGTATACCAACAAAATCTAAAGCATCAACATAATTAGTGCTAAAACCACCACCAAAAATAGCTCTACCTGTCATGTCAACATATTGTTGCCACCTACCACCTTTTTGAGCAACACCTTGCTGTCTTAAATCCCAAACTCCAGAAAAATTAGGCATTATGATAATCCTCCATGCACATTTGAAGTTGCAGAACCTCTTTGATTTGCAGCTAGTAAATCACCAAAGTCTTGTGCGTTACCAGTAGATGCAATAGTAATGTAATCTATATTATCTACATTACCACTATTAGTATACCCTCCTAAAAAAACACCTCTAGTTGAATTAGAAGTTCCTGCTGTAAAACCTTTTCCTGCTGTTAGATTACCAAAATCGGTAGCATTGCCAGTGGATGCAATCGTAATGTAATCCATAACATCACTATAAGAACTTCCATCATATCCACCTGCAACAACTCCTCTGGTAGAAGAGGATAAAGCTGAAGGTCTTGATCTTCTTGCTACAGTTAAATTTCCAAAATTGGTTGCGTCACCTGTGCTTGCTATTGTTATATAGTCTATAGTATTTTTTGGAGTTGATGAAGAACCTTCTCCACCTGCAAACACACCTCTTGTAGAGGATGCTAAACCTGCTGCACCTGCTCTTGATGAATAATAATTTCCAAAGCTAGTAGCATTTCCAGTAGATGCTATTGTTATATATTCTATTCTATTATGGTTAGAATCAGCAGGCGTTCTACCACCACCAATTATACCTATTGTAGAATTAGAAAACCCTGCTGCATCCTGATGGTCATCAATTAAATTACCAAAATCCGTAGCATCACCTAATGAAGCTACTGTAATATACTCAATTGTTTCTTCTGATCCTCCAGTACCACCTGCATAGTAAGCTCTTGTTGAAGAAGATCCTGCTGCAGTAGCATATGAATTAATACTCATATCTCCAAAATCAGCAGTATTTCCAAGAGAAGAAATTCCAAAATACTGAATAACATTTTGATTAACTGTACCACCAAAATATATACCTCGTTCAGATGAAGGACTTGCAGTAGAAGCATCACTGTAAGGTGACTGACCAAAAGCATTTATAGCAGATGCTCTAACATTATAAGACTCACCATTAGTAAGAGAACTTACAGTAATAGGACTAGAAGAACCTGAAGCACCACCTTGTAGACTTGTTTTAACATTTGCTGTACCACCCATACCAGAGTGAGAACTACAGTAGTAGTAAAGAGTAGAAGCAGCTCCTGAGTCAACAGCTATTTTTGTAAAAGCTCCTGCACTTCCCGGAGTACCACTTGTTGTTACACCTGTAGTATATTCTGATCCACCACCATGAGATCCATTACTTGTAGTAGATAAACGAAGAGGGTGACCACTGTTACTACTATCACTTTGATCAAATATATAAGTATGACCTTTATGTAAAGTTACAGTACCTTGTGTTGAACCATCTATTGCATATTTGTTACCACCACTACTAACAACAGTAACTGCAAAAGTTGTGTCTTCTATAGGTCCTGTTAAAGCACTAGCAGCATATCCTGTAATACTACCACCACCAACATCTGATGGATTAGTAATAGTAACAGTAACTGCATTAAAACCTGCTGAAACACTTATAGTAGGAGCATCAGGTGCTCTAAGCTGATCAAAGCCACCTACTAAGCCACCTTTTTTATGTACACCCATTAACTATCCTTATGCGTCATCTATTTCTTCATATGAACAAGTAGCAGATAAATCACCTGCAGCACTTGCTTGTATTTTAAGAACATCACTTTCTGTTAAATATAAACCCATGTTCTTATCAATAACAACTAAAGTTGCATCTGCAGGAACAGAAATAGTTTTTGCTATATAGTAGTCAGCAGAAGAACGAGTAACCCATACGTCAATCGTAGCTGCATTTGTACCATCTATGTTAGCGATAACTAAACTGTTTATTTTTTGTAACTTGTTAGAACCACACGTTAACAAACTTACTGCAGAAGCTGCTACATCAGCATCAACAGCAGTGTTTGCATATATGCTACTAACAGCTACTACATTGGGGTTTGCCATACTTTCTCTCCTTTATTATCCAAATACCATTGCCATAGCTATTGCTTTACCAGTTGTAGCTGCATTATTTAATTGTGTTTGTATGTTTGATGTAACACCATCAACATAGTTTAATTCAGCAGCAGTTGCTGTAACTAATGTACCACCTAATTTTAAACCATTAGATGTATCATGGCTTGCAATATCAAAATCATAAGCACCATCAGCAAAAGTAGTGTCACCTGTAATTGTAATGGAAGATCCGTCTGCTGTCAAGCTATCTAATGCAATATTTCCAACATTTGTGATATTATTGTCGTTAAATGATGTCGCACCTAACGATACTGTGCCTGTTGCAGTCAAATTACTTGAGCCAACATCTATATTTCCAAACCCTGAAGTAATACTTCCTGCATTTACATCACCTACTGTTACAATAGAAGAACTACCTGCTATTGCACTATAAATAGAACCAATGTCTGTGCCACCTATTGATATAGCATCTGCATTAAAACCTGCTTTTGCTTCAAGTTTTTTGTAAGATTGAACCTCTTCATCTACTCCATTAAATCTAAAATACTCAACAACACCATTACTATCTCTTATTTGAAATTTTTGTTGAACATCTCCTTCAAACCCATTTCCAAATGTAATCCATAAAGCATTGTTTCCTACAGCATTACTATTAGCACCATCAATTGCATTAAAAACTATATTTTGTTGAAAATCTACGTTTCCAACACTATTAGTAAAATGATCTAAATGTAATGTAGCACCTATAGTTCCATCATTAGTATTTTGTATATGTAAGCCATTATTTATATTAGTACTATTTGTTTCTATAATACCTTTACTACCATCACTATAAACTTTTAAATCACTACCTGCTCCAAATATTGCTTTATCACTGTCTCCAAAACTTAAATCTAAATTACTGTCTAATAAAGCTACAGTACCACTACTGTTAGGTATGGTTATTGTTCTATCTGCTGTTGGGTCAGTAAAAGTTACAGTTGTTTCGTGAGCATCAGCACTAGCACCTTCTACAACAAAACTTGAATCACTAAGAGATAAACCAGATATAGTAGGACTTGTAAGTGTTTTATTGGTTAATGTTTTTGTTGTTCCTGAAAAATATGTGTCTAATAAATCAACATCACGATAACCAATATTGTTACCACTATCAAACACCAAAACTCCATCACTACTAGCAATAGCTGTACTTGAGTCTAAACTTATTTCAGAAAAATCAGCTACAGCATTAAGTTCTGAACCTGTTGCTGTAAGACCAGTAACATTATTAGCCTGTCCTGCTACTGTAGTGACATAGGCTTTAATAGATTGTTGTGTAGCAAGTTTAGTTGCACTGTCACTGCTAAAGTCATCTTCATCTGCAATGTCTGTAATAGTAACAGAACCATCTGTAAGACTACCAAAAGTTATTGTACCTGAAGTTGTAATAGCACTTGAGCCATTATTAATAGCACCAAAACCTGTTGCAATACTACCACTATTTAATGCTCCTGTAGTTACTAGGTTTGGCATAGCAGTTATTTCATCATCAAAGTAGGCTGCTAGATCTGTAACAGCTACCTGCTTCATTGTACCTGCATCATTAAGAACAACTCTGTCAGCATCAACTATAGTTGTAGAAGTAGCACTAGTATCACCATCTAGTATACTTATTTCAGCAGGTGTGGCTGTTACTGCTGTATCACTATCTGCAGCTAATACTACAAGAGTTCCTGACTGATTAGGTAACTTGATTGTTCTATCTGCATCAGGATCAGTAATTGTTAAAGTTGTTTCATTAGCATCTGCTGTTGCACCCTCAAATACAATAGCATTTTGAGCATTCATAGTAACAGTATCTACAACTGTTTGTGTTCCTGTAACAGTAAGATTGCCTGTTACTGTAAGGTTATCACCTATTGTTACCTCTGAAGTACCATGACCTATTGTAATAGCTGTACCTGATACACCTGTACCTATAGATATAGACTCACTACTGTTACCTGTATCAACAATTAAGTAAGCATCAGATCCTTGTTTAATAGTAAAAGAAGTAGCAGAGTTATCTGTAATAGCTACATTAATATCTGTACCATCTGCACTAATAGAGTCAAGAGCTATATCACCTACGTTAGTAATATTAGCATCACCAAAAGATGTAGCATCTAGAGTAGTTGTTCCTGTTACAGTTAAGTTATCTGCTATTGTAACTTCTGAAGTTGTGTGACCTATTGTTACAGCTATACCACTTGTCTCTGTAGCAAGCTTTAATGTACCTGTAGCATTAGTAATAAAAGAGTCAGTACCATCATGGAACAACTGCATATCACTACCTGCACCAAACTTAAACTTATCACTATCAGGTACAATTAAGTCACCATTACTATCTACTGTAACAGCTTTAGAAGCTTGTGATGTACCTAATGTAGTTATATCAACATAGTTTAATTCTGCAGCAGAAGAGGTTACACCATCTAATATATTTAACTCTGCAGTTGTTGATGTTACTCCATCCATTATGTTAAGCTCTGCAGTTGTAGCAGTAACACCATCCATAATGTTTAACTCTGTTGCTGTGGCTGTAACTCCATCAAGTATATTTATTTCAGCAGAAGTAGCTGTAACAGCAACACCTGCTATTGTTAAAGATCCAGATACATCTAAATTACCATTTACATCTATTGTTGTAGCATTTATTTCTATTTCTGTGTCACTAACAAGATCAAGCACACCATCAGCAGATTGATGAATATATGTTCCTGTATCCCCAAAGTTAAGTCTTTCAGTACTATTTATTAAAATGTCATCATTAAATTGAAAGTAGTCTTCATCTTCCATCCACAATAATTGACCATCATTATCTTGACCATCAAAGTTAACAGTAATATCTGTACCTGCAGTACCATCACCTATCGTAATAGTTGTTCCTAACAGTTTAGTTATAGGACCACCTTCTGCAGATGTACCATCATGTGAGTGTCCAGTTGAAGATGCAAAAGCATTTACAACAGCGTTAAGTTCAGCATTTAATGGTGCTGATTTAACGACCTCATCAGCTTGAATATCTGAGGTATTTGTTCTTGTGTAACCTGTACCCATTACCTTATATCTCCTAATCCATAAGTAATTGTGAATCCCTGTATACTGTGACTAGCATTTGTATCTTCTGCAACAAAACGAAAAGAGATAGATTTACCTGATCCTGTAAATGTTGCTGTCTCTACTGGAGAGGGATTACCATCATAAACTTGTGTTGTATCAAATATTGCTGAACCATACACAGCTGCTGTACCAGTAGCACTAAATGTTACGTTAGCAGGGTTAAGAACATCTGTATCTTCAAAGTCGTACACTATACCTAATGAAACAGATATTGCACCCTCTGCACGTAAATACGTAGACATATCATAAAATATTTTTCTTTGTCTTGGATCTTGAAAATATAAGTAAGGTGTCTGATAAATACTTAATACATCAGATCCTGCAAAAGATGTTCCTGATTCTTGTGCATAAACTTTACCTGTAGAGTCACCATGTATAATTGTTTCTGTTGTTCCTATATATCCACTATCTGCACAAGTAACAGAAAAACCAAACAATGTTGCAAACTCAAAACCAAAACCACCTTGAGGGTTTTCTCTAAGTGCTCCTAGTATTCCTACAGAACTAGTGCTATCAAACATATATCTAAACTGTGACTTTGACCTAATTAATACAGAAGATAGACCTGTAAGTGTTTCTGTATTAATAGTATTCTGTACTGTCTTATGTATCTTTTTAGACACAGTTTCTAAATTTACGTCACCAATTTTTGCTGTACCACCAATAGGTCTAATACCATCTGGTGCTAAAAATAGTAAGTCACCACCTATTTCTATTACACTGTCTGTAGCTAAACAACCTAAATTATTTGTAACATTCTCTAATACAAAGTCTGTTCTATTATTACCAACAAGTCTTTTAATATTATTAGTGCCAAAGATGTAAAGAATATTACGAAAAACTTTTATAGCTACAATATCAAAACCTACATTAATATTACCTGCACCATTTGCAGGAGTAAAGTCAGTTTCAGCTAGTGGAGCACTAAAAAATAACTCATCTTTCTTTGCAGGATCACCTGCTAAAAATAAATGATTCTGATAAACTTCTGATATTACAGGATCAGTAGGAGCATTAGAATCTGTTATTTGAACGTAGCTACTACCATCATAAGTAGCTGCAGGATTAATACCATCTGTAAGTACAATTTTAGGTGATCCAAAATTAATTCTGGTAAACCTAACTTTAGTTACACCATTCATTGTTGGTGAACCTGCACTAGTAACAGCAGCCCAAGCAGAACCTGTCCAATAGTGTAAATAGTTACTTCCTGAAGATGGCTTTCTCGCAGCTAGTATACCATTATGTATTCCATCTGCTACACATACACCTAATACAGAACCTGTTCCAGTAACTGTACCATAAGTATTTGTAAAACCACTTATTCTTCTATAACCACCCTGTAGGTCAGGTTCATAGTTTAATAGCTTTGTAGCACTACCCGGAAAGTCTTGACCTTGAGATAAAACATCTCCTGTTGTATTTAAGCCACCCCTAGATATAACTTTAAAGGTTTGTAAATTATCTGCCATTATGAACCAAGACTCAACATATGTGAAGAAAATTTAGGTCTTTGTATCATTGTAGATTCTACAGAAAGTTTATCATCAAGTAATAGTCTACGCATAGCTTTCATACCCATCATAAACTTTTGTTGATGTATTTGAGCACTTTGTTCATTTGATCTAAATCTCATCATATAAACCATAGCACCATCAATAATAATATAATTAAATCTTTCAGGAATAATAGGAATATCATGTGTACTGTCTGTACCATTTGTTGCAGCTTCAGTAGATGCATTGATACCTAATGTATTAGGAAACTTATAGTACACATATTCTACTACGTAAGCTGCATTAGGAATAGGTGTAACTCCAAACTTTTCTTCTGCTGTTTGATAAACTAAATCAGGTGCAGTTCTACCACCTGTTCCTGCAGCATCTTCTATTGTTCTATAGTTTCTAGTATAACTTTCAAAAGATATTGTAGGTAAAGATTTAGCTGTATTAGATTCAGAAGTAAGTGTCTTTAAATAAAAACTATCCCAATCCACTGAAGACATATCTGAAGGAAAATCGTATGTTCCTGTACCTGCCGTTAGTGTTTGGGATTGTGTAGTCTTTAGAAATGGAAACTCATGCCCATCTTGAAGTATCTCTCTTATAGCACTGTTAATAGCATCTTTTGCTATCGCCTGAACATTCTTAGCTGTAGCAAATGTATCTGTTGTTAGAGTAACTTCATTGAGCCTACGTAACAATTCATTTGTTAAAGTTAAAAATGTTGTTGCCATAGTACATCCTTGTTTTAGATAAACTAAGAGGGCAAGTTGCCCTGCCCTCCCAATGTTATTTATTAAGCAAGTAGATCTCTATCTACTTCAGTAGCTCTGTCTACAGCACCATGATCGTTACAATCAATCACAGTTGCGTAAACTCTAAGTCTACCTGTAGCTGCAGCTGCTCCTGCAATCGTACAATCAATTGTATCAGTTGTTCCAATAAATTGAGTGTAAGTTGAAGCTGCTGAACCTACGACTGTGTTGGTCTGACCATTTGAACCTGCAGCACAGTAACCTGCAGAGGTTATGTCTGCACCATCAATGATGTCATCACCACCACCAAAGTCCATGTCTAATGTACAGCTTGAAGTAAAAGCCTTCATTACTTCAGCACCTGCATTAAGAACAAGTGTTCCTGCAGGAATCTCAAGCATTTGAAAAACATCTCCATTAGCAATAGTATTACCTGCTGCTATAAGAGCATCTATATCTAAATACTCTTGTATGGTTCTTACTACGTGTGTACCTGACTGTGTAGGTATACCTGCAACGACATTAGCACCAACGCCAGTGGTGGATTTAGCTGTTAAATCAAAAGTAGCCATTATTTAATCCTCCCTTAAGCTGCGTTATATTTAGCAGTTACGATAGCTTCTGGACGAAGTATCTTCCTACCGTATAAGTGCATACCACGAACAATGTCTGCAAATGAGTCAGGGTCACGGTATGTTTCTGTTTTACTTAACTGCTCTGCAGTAGCAATTGCAGAACCATGACCTGCAACAAGAACACCAAAATTACTATTCTGGTTAGCAGTTCCTGTTGTTCCCGGACCAGTTCCAACAGCAGGTAAGTTACTAGATACATAAACTCTAAAACCTGCCAAGTTATTTATAACAAGACCATTCTTTAGAGAAGCATCAGCAAAATCAGCATTTACCAACTTTGAGTTCTCATCAGAAAGAAGTTCCATAAACACTGGGTCTATTACAATCCATCTATCTTGTGAATCAACTTGCTGTTGATTTAACAACCTGTTCATTCTATTGATGATTACCATTGGAGTTACTGCAGCTGTAGAAACAGCAGTAGCACCACCCGGTTGATTTTGCACAGGAATTGAGTGATCACCTGCAGATGATGTTGTAATGTTTCCAAATGAATCTTTTCTTAACTTCATAGAAGTAAGAAGTTCATCTGAACCTGCAGTTGAAACAGCTTTAGTTCCATTTACCTGATCATTAGCTGTACTTGCAACAGTGTTTAATGAAGACTGTTTAAAACCACTTAGATAACCAAGAACTTCTTGATCATACTGGTCAGACAATCTGTATGCAGCTCTGTCAGTTGCTAATTGCATAAAATTCACATGACTGTGAGCTTCTTCAATATCGTCCATTTTAAAAGCATAGTAGTTTGCTTTATCAACAACGAGTTGAAAATCCTCATCATCTAAATCTTGTGCTGTTACGTTAGTACCTCTTGCGTACTCTTTTACTGAAATTTCAGGTTCTTTAATAATCCTGACTGTATCGCCCTGATTAGAAATTTCCCCAAAATAGTCAGAATTAGTTATATCTCCTACAACAGTTGACTTACGGAATGCAAGCTGTACCTGTTTGGAGTAGATTATAGGAGAAAAATTACCATTAGGTAAATTCCCATAACCTGACGTTGTTTGAAAAGCCATAATAAAATCCTCCTATGTTTGGCTTATTTAAAAGCTAAACGTCTTAGAAGAGGCTATATTTTCTAGAGTGCATTTAACAGTGAAATAGCGAGTCTCAAAGTTAATGGGTCTGTACTTATATAGGTAGTCTTTTACTAGTTTAGTCTTCTTATTACTTATACACAAAGGTAGTCTATAGTAGAGGCTTTGTGTCTAAGGGTTAGTTATACAGATAAATTCTTTTTTGTCAAGTCTTTATCTCGCATTTCCTGATAAATCATAGATTATTTTACCAGATCTGTGTGCTTCATTTATTTTATCAGCATTCTTTGCATATTCTGCGTCACTCATCTTAGCAATTTCAGACTCTCTTATCTTACCTGAAGACTCACTTGGATCTACTTTTGTCTTAGATCCTCGGTCTACCAACGAGGCAGCAGCTTTTGTTTTATCTTTCTTATCAGATCTCGTAAGTCCATTATCAACTTTATACAGATCAAGAACACGTACAACTGAAGCAGCATCATCCGTATTTTCATACAAAGCGTTCTGAACCCACTTAGGCTGTTCTTCAACCCAATTATGAAATTGATCGGAATCACGTAGCTCATCAAAGTCTGAATGTGCTTTCCTAATTTCATTCTCTGCACGACTCCTTGTTGCTTCTTCTTTTGCTTTACTTAGTTCTTCTATTTGTATATTAGCCTTATCAAACATTTGCTTTGCTCGTTTGTCAGCTATTGTTTCTACTATACCTGCCACATCTGGATATTTCTCTACCCATGCAGATAGTTCTTCATCAGATGTAGGTGGCACTAGTTTTTTAGTTTCTCCTAGTTTGTCCTCTAGCTCCTTAATCTTGGCATTATATTCTTTTTCTTTAGCAGCTAGGTGTCTTCTCATATCGCCATAGCGAGTTTTAAAAGATTTCTCTTCATCACTAAGTTCAACTTCTGGTTTAGCTTCTTCAGTTTTTTCTTCAACCTTTTGTTCTTCTTGAGGTTTACCTTGTTGTTCCATAAGTTGTTTTAGTTCTTCTTCTTCTTTTTTGATCTTGTCTTTATACTTAGATCTACTTCTGCTCATATATCCTGCAGTTTTTTGTGCTTCCACATTTTCTAATTCTGGCATTCCATTTCCTTTCTTGGGGTCAACATTGTTGAGTAGCCAATCTACTTTTTGTTTCTACGTTTTGGTCTTTGTATTAATCCTCCTTTATTTTGTGGTCCAATTTTATCTGCACCACCTTTTCCAGTTCCAACATCAGTACCCGGTTTCATTTTAGAACCAGATAATCCAGTTGCTGTTTTAGTGCTTACACCTGCTTTTACTGCTGATGCCATTTGTTGATTTTTAACTGTTGGACTAAAATCACTTGTATTAGGATTATCATCATCAGCACGATCTTTTCCAGTCTTATTTTCAGAAGCAAATTTTTTCCTCCAGTTAGGATCAACACCACCTCCACCTCCACCATTACCACCACCAGTAGTAGTAGTAGTTTTACCAATCTGTGACCAAGTTTGATTAGACTTATTTAAAGCATCTTTAATACGTGTAACAGTTCCACTAAAAACACTTTTTCCTATTTTACTTTCTAAAAACTTTTTTGTAGCAAAACTTGATTCATTTTCTAAGTGATCTGCTATTTGTTTATTAATAGCATCAGCTTCATCAATATAGCCTGCAGCTCTTGCTGCTTGTTCCATAATAGTAGCTTTAGCAATACCATCTATGTCTATCATTTCATTAACTAATAAACCTGCAGGACCTAGTGCCATCATACTAAAAGCACCAAAAAACTTTTCTCCCATATCTCTACCTAAAGCTTTTTTAGCTTCACCTGTAAAGTTATTACCTTTCCAAGTTGTAAAATCTACATCTTTTAGATACTGAGGAACTTCAGGTTCTGTGCTTTTTTTACCTCCACTATCATCTCTATCTTTAGCAACTTCTTGTTGAGTTGGTGTTGGTTTATTTAAAGACCAAGGTGGTTGAGTAAACTGTAAATCACTAGCAGGAGTTACAACACCATTAACAAAAGTAATTACCTTAGACTCACCAGTTTGTCCATGATAATAAGTCATAGTAGTTTTATTCTGTTGTGGTTGACCTTGACCTTGACCTGTTTGATAAATAGGACTAGCAGGAGTAAATCCTAAAACACTATAGTCTTGAGGATTAAACGTAGGTTGTGATGCATTTATTGCCTTTTGATCTGCACTAACACCACCATTATCAAATCCAACAACACCACCTGTAGCTTTCTTCTCTTTATTGTCTTTATCTTTTTGACCAAAAGCTATCATGGTCATATCTACTTCTACTGGTTCACCACCTATTCTACCTGTAGCTTCCATCTCTGCAAGACCACGCTTTGCTTCTCCACGTAACTCTTCAAAAAACTTTACACCATAATACTGAACAACATCTGCAGGAACAACATACTCACCATCACTTAATTGTGCAGGTATATCATCACGGACTTCTTTAGCTAATGATCCCGGAGGTATTTCATTACCACTAACAGGATCTCTATCTAGTCCATCATCTTTCATTCCACCTTCTTCAAATAGACTCATCTGTTGTTCCATGCTCATTCCACCTTTATTAAATTGATTAGCAACATCACTTCTAATCTGTTTTCTGTTGTAAATTAAATCTTCAGCTTGTTTTAAATTTAAGTAAGCTGAACTAGATTCTATCTCGTTTTTAAGTTTATATCGTTCTTTTTCTAATGGCAAAAGTTCTTTATCAACTAATCTGCTTTGAAATTCAAACGCTTCACGAGCATTTTTAAATTGTTCTGAATTACGGCCAAATTTTTTAAAAGCTTCTTGTACCTTTTCATCATATGAGCGAAGTTCTTTGCCTCGTATTTCATTCATCTTTCTTGATATTTCAATATCTTTTTTAAATGTTGGATCGTTTTCAAGAATAAGTTGTAGTCTATCAAGTTCTTGTCGTTCTTTTACAGTAGGTTTATATACAGAGGGAATATCTTTAGCTATTTGTTTTCCAACTGATTCAGCTTTAAACTGTTTTTCTCTTTCATAAACATTAGAAAGTAACGCCTCTTTGAATTTTTTCTTAGCATCTGATGAAAGTGAGCTTTTTGCTAACGCTTGATCTATACTCATTGCATATGCAGATTGTAAGTTAGATCTTTGAGAATCTGCAGTAGCTTTAGCTACACCTGCTTCTTCTAATCTTTTAGTTATACCTTCAGGAGAAGAATCTTGACTAAGAAGATTTTCTAAAGAAGTTCCTGTAAAAGTTTGATTTACAGAATCAGAAGTTTTTTGTTTAGACTTCTGCTGTTCTTTAGCAAAATTTTCTTGAAGTGTCTTACTTAAATCAGCAGCTGAAACAGCCATTGACAATTGTTCAGGTGGTGGTGCAGTATCAGTAGCTATTTCATCTGGTTCAACAGTTGTTGTTGTAGGAGCAGGATCAATACTACGAACTTGTGTTGCCTCAACTGGAGCTGCAGCAACAAGACTAAAACTTTCAGGAGGTGGAGCAGTTTCAGTAACTGTCTCATCTGGTTCAACAGTTTTTGTTTTAGGAGCAGGATCACGCTGAAGTGTTTGTTCAGCAAGAATTTTAGTATCTACTTTATCTTCTTCCTTGTCATATACAATCTGTCCATCAACAATAGTACCTTTATGAGCTTTAATAGGTCTTCTTACTAAACCACTCATCTGTTGTTCCATTTAGTATCTCCTAAAATTTGTATTCATTATCTATAGTAATTGACTGACCCGGACCTTGTATATATTGTGGTATTTTATCTGTACCAATTTTAAACTCAGCTGCAACTCTAGTAGCATCTATCTCAGACATTTCTAATGGTTTATCAAAACTATAATCAGTAATTTGTAAAAGTTTATGTAAAATAGTTCTTTCTTCTATATTAAAATCATTTCTAGTTTTACGTTTTAAAATTTTAGCACCTGATGTTGGATCTATTGATTCTGAGACAGATTTAATATTTTTAAATATTTCTTTTTCTTTAGGGGTCATAAAGTTATTAAATAGATTTGAATTCATTTTAGTCTCCATTATAAATCTACTTAAAAATCCAGACTGAAGTTCTTCTATTTGTGGAACAATAGTTTCTAATCCTATCTTATTTAATCCATTTATAAAAGGATCTGCTTCTAATAAAGAACCCTTCTGAAGTCCTGTAAAAAACATTTTTTGAAAATCTTGATACGTTATTGCTTCAGCTATTGCTAGTGATAAATTATCTGCATCTAAATCTTTTTCAATAGCTGATCCTTTAAATTTAGTATTTCTTAAATCTTTTAATAAAGAAGAATTTTTAATATTTTTTTGTAACTTAGATACAAAATCTTCTATAGTATCTATACCTGATTCTAAATCTGTTAATTTTGATGGATCTATCCCACCCTTAGAAGTAAGATCAGTAAATTTTATTTCAGGATTTTTGCCCGTTATTAGTAAATCAAATAAAGTTAATCTTGCTGCAGCACCGGCAGGTTTAGAAGCAGAAGACGGTCTTGTTCTCATACCAATAAACTTATTCACCATTTCAAGATAAGCATCTTTACTTAATTGATAAGGAGGAATTTTCTTTCTTGACTCAAAGGGTAAATTTAATCTAGCTTGAACTAATCTAGCTTCAACTTCTGCTAAGTCATTAAGATATGTAAAATGTTGTTTTATATTATGAAATACATTTCCCTCTTTAAGATCATTAAAATATTTTTGAGGATCTTTCATAAGTTCAGATTTTTTATTAAATGTAGATGTTGACATAAACTCTTCTGCAGGAGCACCAATCTTTTCCATTAATTCATACTGCAATTTTTTTGATAACACTTCAGCTGCTTTAGGACTTAATTTTATTGGTGAAGGAGCATTACTACCTGCTAATGTAGGATATTCAGTAGGACTTACTTTAGCAAGATCTGATACAATATCATATTCTCCATTTCTGTAAAACTGTATATAATAATCAGGCAATGATCTATATAAAGGATGACCCGGAGTAATACCATATTTACCTAAATTATTAAAAGTATTAATTCTACTAGCCACTTCTCTAGCATTTTCCATCCTAGCTACATTAAATGTTTGCTTAATACCACTATGTCTACCAAAATCTAGAAAGTTATTCTTTCCTTGTATTACATGTTGTATTTCGTGAAATAAAGTACTTATAATAGATTCTTGAGTGGCATCTGTAATATTATTATTTAATTTATTTCCATTCATAATAATATTAATATCCTCTGGATCACCTACAAGATTTTTAATGTTTAATTCTATTATCCCTCTAGGATCATCTATTATTTTACCATAACTGTTCATAGATCCTTTTGGAACATATTGACCATTTACTCCCATTGCTTCACCAGATTTAGTAAATTGAATATTAAGAGTTTTTAATTCTGGAAACAGCTTAAATAAGTCAACATGTTTAATTAAATCTTGCAATTGTATAGCAGGATCTCCTTTTTTTGGATTTAATGAAGATAAATGCATTCTGTGTAACATTGTATTATAAGGAGTAACATCTGCAAAATCGCCTACATTATTTAAAGGATAATTAAATTTAATACCACTATTATCTATTTCAGTAAACAATACATTATTTTTTCCCGGCATCCAACCAGTCTTAACCCATATCTCATTTAATCTTCTATTAACATTTACTTGATCATTTGGTTGTAATAATTTAATATCATTAAATATATCACCTTTAGCATCTAAAGCTTTTGGATATATTTCTTTTTTATAAAGATTGTTTATTGATCTTTTTGCTATTCTATAAGAAAGTTTACTACCCCAACCAAATCTTCTACCAATTTTACTTAAATCAGGATCTTTTATATTTAAAGAAGCTGTTTTAGTTGTTTTACCTTGAACAGGTACAAATATAGGGTTAATATTATTTAGTAAATTATTTTTATTTTGTGGATTAGTATTAATATTTTTACTAATACCTGAAGAGATAGGTTGTAAACTTCCATTATCAGGTGGAAAATTATTATTTAAAAATTCTTGTACACCCTTACCTGCATTATAAACACCTTTACTAGTTAAATTAACAGCACCTTTTAAAGCTTGACCTCCCGGTATTGCTTCTGAAACAACTAAAGCATCATATAAAGCTAAAGATCTTAAACGAGTTACTTCATCATCTGTCGCTTCGTTAATATTAATCCCTTCTCTTTTAGCATAATCATTTAATGTATCCATAAAAAGTTGTTTAGTAGATGTACTAAAATGCTCTACATAATTAACTGCTCCTTCTGCAGCATAATTTATAAAACCTTGTTGTGCAGCATCTTTAAATTCATCAAATACACCACTAGCTGCTGCTTGAATAAAACCCTGAGGATCTTTTCTTATACCATCTTTCATTTTTTCTACAGCATCATTATACTCAGGATCAAGATCCATTCCTGCTAATTTTTTTGCAAAAGGTTTAAACAAAGGGAGAGTATAATGTTGTCCTAGTTCTGCTAAACCACTAACTAAACTAACAACATTGTTTGCTGCTATAGATCCATAAGATTTACCTTTAGATTTAAGAGGATCTAAATTATAAATATAGGGTCTTGTTTCTTTAGCATTAAACTTTAAATTAGCATAATCCTCTTCACTCATAGATTCATAATTATGTAGAGGAGATTGATTATTCAACTGATTTGTTTGCATTACTATTTAACTCATCTCTAAGATATTTCATTCTACGTAAACAAGCAATAGATCCCTGTAGTTTATACACCATAGAAACTTCTGTTGCTTGCTCTAGTGATTTATGTTGTTTAGCTATAGCATCATCTATATACTCTACAAATGCATCCCATAGTTCTTTATCAGTAGTAAGTTTTCTTAATATCATCATTATTGTATAGGTCCTTGATCACCAGTAAATCCGGGTTCTTGTGGAGTTGGTACTGAACCAGTTCCTATTGTACCACCACCAGAGCCTTGTGTATCTTCTACCTGTCCACCCGGAGGTGCAGGTGGTTGACCTTGTTGTTGTGGCATCATTCCTTGTGGGGGTGCAGGAGGTGGATTTTGTGCTTGAAACTTTTTAAGTATCTCTGCTTGTACAGCAGCTTGACTCATAGAGTTAGCTACCTTATCAGGATCAAGATCCATACTCTTAGCAATCTCTCTAACAATATAATCCATTCTAGCAAAAGGTGCAAGAGCAGGATTAGATACTGTTTGCATAAACTGCATAAGTCTTTGACTTCTAACTTCATTAGCCATTAAACTTTCTGTACCTTGAGCTTTAACTTCAAGATCACCTTTAATAGCTGGGTCAAAGTCAAACTGCATATTAAAATTAAAAAATGCTTTACCTAGTGGTCCTAATAAATAGTCATCTACATTTTTAATAACATTACGAATAGAACCATTAGCTGCATTCATTAACATGGATATACCAGAAGCAGTTCTACCTACACCCTGTATACCTGTTTGTCCATGAGCAAATGAAGGAAAACCAGTAGACTCATCTGAAAGTTGTCTAGCTTTATCAAACATCTGCATATTTTCACCGGCTACATTAGGAAACTTAGTTCCAAAGATTCCCTGTCCGGGAGCACCACCCTGTCTTCTAAATACTTTTCCGGGATATACTGTAAGATCTTGTCCGGGAACTAGGTTAGTCTCATCTACTTCTATTAACAAGTTTCCTGATAGTGCAGCATTATCTACACTCATTCTCATAAAACCATTCATAAGAGTTTGTGTATCATCCATGTTTTCTGCAATACCTACACCAAATATATTATATGGATTCATTTCATAAGGTGTAGCATAATAAGGTAGATAAGCAGGAGTAAATGGATTCATTACTAATCTTAATACACAACTGTTACAAACCCATGCATTAACACTTACTTGCTCTACATCTTTTAATTCTTTAGGTATATCTATATCATATTGTTCTATGATCTCTCTATCTACAAAACCCCAGAACTCTAATACTTCAAATCGTTGAGAATAATCATCTTCATTACTCTCATCCATTGCGTGTTCCCACCATTCTTTATTGTAGTTCTCACCTATCTCTAATGCTTTATCAATAGCATTTTCTCTAAAGAAAGGTCTACGTTTTAATGCACGTAGTTGTGAACGAGACATCTTGTGTCTCTCTATAACATACTCTGCTTCATCCATATTGTTTGCATCTGGATCAGGATAGAAGTTCCAGATAGAAACATTAGAAGTTTGTGGTACAGTTTTAAATACTGGATTGTATTCACCTTCTTCATCCCAATTAGGATATTCTTTATCAACTGCAAAAGGCCCTTTCATAATACCAGTACCAAATAAGGCAGCTTCAAAAGCAGCAGATCTTAATTGTTTCTTAGCATTAGACTCTTCTAATTGATCATGTATTTTCTTTTCCATCTTTTTAGCTGCAATCATTGCAGGGTGAAACTGCACAGCAGATGGACTTTTACCCGGTTTAAACTCTACATCTTCCTCAACTGCGCTCAGATCGTCTTTAAGAGGCCCTACACGGTCATTAAATTCTGGCAGTGTCTCCCCCGGCAAAAGTTGATTCGGGTCTGTAGCACCCGTTTCTGTCTCTCCTAGAGCCTCTTTGAGTTGTGGGTTAGTTTCTACACTAACTGTATCTTCAACTCCTTCAGGTAAAACTGTAGGATTAATACCTAATGGAAAACGATTACCACCAAATAATACTTCTACTAGTTGTCCATAAGCAGCTAGTACTTTTGTTTTAGTAACCTTTACAAATACTCTTGACTTTTCTGTAGAAGTAAACTGAACTTCAGGACCATAAAGACCTCTATAGTTTCTGTAAGATTGTATCCATCTTTCTTCATCACTTCTTCTGGCAGTTTCTGCTTTGCTAAATTTTTCTTTTATAAATCTTTCTATCTGACCTGCAGGTTCATCATTGAGAGCATCTGCTTCAACATCATCTATTGCTGCAGATTCTTCAGCATCCATTGCCATTTCTTGTAAATCTTTTACCATAGTCTATCCTTAATATCCAAATGTTGCATCAGCTGCTTGAAATCCAGTTCTTTGTGTTTCTGGATTATAGTCAAATAAATTACTTCTTGGTCTTGTCATTATCCCATATCTTAAAGCATCATATAAGTGGTCTTCTGAATTAGTATCTACATCTTCAGCATTATTTTTATCAAGAGGTATTATCGGTAGTTGCGAGATAATATTTGTGCAGTTATTAAAAAACACCAATCTAGGTGCTTCGGTAAATTCATCAATTTGTAGTCTTCTGTGAATCTCGTTTTTTCCTGCAATTCTACTCCCTTTACTTCTATCAGATGGTCTCCATCTGCACCCCTTAATAATCATTTGTTCTGCCAAAGATGGGCCAGTGTCACCACGCCTATGCCAAAGAGAGCTATCAAGTACACCGTAACGTATAGTTCCATCTTCTTGCTCTGCCTCCAATACCATGTCTGCTAAATCAGTTGCTAATACTTTAGAAACATACAATTCTCTATAGACAATTAACTGCTCGTCAGGAGCAACTGCAAACCAGAGAACGCCTGTATAACTTCCGTAGCCATAGTCACAGGCTCTGAACTTAGTCCAACTACTAGGTATATCGTAAGGCTCAACAACATGAGTGGCTCTGTTCCACTCAGGAAAAGCTGATCCTTCACTAACATCCCAATTTCCTTCTAATAACTGTTTTCTTTGACTTTCTGGAAGTGAAAGTAAGTTGGCCTCGTACACTCCATCTTCTGATAAATAAGGATTATCAAATAATGTAGCAGGTATAAATCTTCTTTTAAATAATGGTTCACCTTCTTTACTATGACCTTTAGGCCACATAAGAGGTTTACCTGTGTCTATATCTGTTGCCCAAAAAGATGAGCCATAAGGTGCAGGGTCTACAAACATTTTCTTTACCCATTGATGTCCCGGACCTCCGGGGTTTGTAGTAGCCCTCATGTAGATAGGTAAACTAGTATCACTAGTACGAAGACGACTGCGTAAGTAATTCCAAGCATACGGAGTAGACCATTGTGTAAGTTCATCAAACCCTATCCAACTAAATGCCTGACCTTGATATCTTGTTACGTCATCATCTCTATCTAAGTAAGATAACCAAAGAGTTGCTCCAGAAGGTGCTACCCAAGTCTTATCTCTTTCTAAAAACTTTATATCAGGAACAGCTTGAGGGTATAATTGTTTAGAAACTGATATAAGTTCTCTTAGTTCTTCTGTTGTACGTCTTACTAATAATCCTCTAAAGTTTGGATTACTAAAATATCGTACTGGATCTGCAAGCATTGCATAACTTTTACCACCACCTGCTGATCCTCCATATAATACTTCACGTTCTCCTGCTGATAGAAAGTCTGTCTGTGGACCTTTATTAGGTTCAAATATTATTTCTGTTGGTTTTTCTTCAGGCTGACTGTAAACTTTCTGTTGAACTGGCTGTTCTTCCAATTCTTTCTTTGGAGAGTCTTTTTTCTTTTTGTAACGCTTCTTTGTACCTCTTAGCGAGGTAGCTTTGAGCTGAAGCATTTGACTTACGTTTTTGTTCAATTCTAATTCTCTTCATTAAACCTACATGAGATATTTCTCTACCTGACTCTTTACTTAACCAATTAGCAACTTGTCTATAACTATATTGTCTAATATACTTTTTTGCTTTTTCAAGTAACTCTAACTCTGTAGGAATAGGTAATAATATATCTCTATCATTCTCATCTTGTTTATAGCCAAAAGGTATAACCCTTCCAACTCTAACTACAGGTTGCCAATCATAGCCATACTCTGTCTTTTCAGGCTTAGGTAATTTCCAAGTTTTATCAATCTTCATTTTTAGGTGGTAATATAAATAATGGATTTGCAGCTGATACTTCTACTTTATCAGTCTTAACAAATCCACCTCTATCTAATATATCTTTTGCTGCAATCATTCTTTCTTTATTACCAAGATCTGTAGGATTATCTATAACCTCAGCTAAAGAGTAAGCAGCCTTAGTAGCTGTAGTTGCTAAAAACTTTTTAGTTAAGTCTGCTATCTCATCTTGTAATGCATTAGTAATAGTAGAAGTAGCTAAGTCATGACTATATCCTGCGAGTTTTTTAGCTGTAACAGGATTACCTTTTGCTTCTTCAAACAATACATCAAGAAACTTCTGTTGCTTTTCTGTTAGTTGTCTAGCCATTATGTATCTACCTTATCTGGTTGTTCTGTTCCCGGAATAACTTGACAAAAAGGTCTTGCTTGAAATACTTGAGGGTATGTAATAGCTTTGTTTGCTTTAGCAATAGAATCTTCAAAACACTTTTCTTTACTTGTATGTAAGTCATTACCTGTTATTACCATACATGATGATGCATTCATACTAGCACACAGGATCATTATTGACATCCACATTATGCTAACTCAAAGTGAGGTCCATCAATAAATGGTCTTCTACCCTGTCCTCTTCTTAGATCTACGTACGCATTCATAGCATCTTGCATTGTGCCATCCCATGTACGTATATCATCTATATGCCAAGCTGCACCCCAACGAATGCCCACGTTCTCAAGCTTTGCAGCTTCCTTCATGGCATCAGCTATATCATCATAAAGATTCAGCTCCCATGAAGCCCTCCCTCCTACATAAGCCATCAGGTCTACTGCTAGACCATCAAGATGTTTGGATTTTAAAGTCTGTGAAGCACCTTTTTCTACAAGTGCTTGTTGTTCTGCTAAAGTTCTCAAACCACAAATGCAACCAAAGTCAACCTTGGTCACTTCTATTGCTTTTTTGACGCATCTCTCTAAGGAGTCGTTCACGCCATTTAATTTTGTTAAACTTTTTTTGCTGAGTGTAAAGCTCATGTCTTTCCTCTCTTTTTCTAGTGTGGGCATTTCTGTGTCTTATTCTTGTAATAGGAAACATCCTGTCTCCTAAGTACCTTCTTATATAAGGTAAGTGCCTTATTTTAATTTCTTTTTACCATAAAATTTGCCAATACCTTTCATACCTATACTGGCACTAACAATTCCACCAAGACTTAGCTGATACCACTGTGGCATAGCTTCAAGTGCAGCAAAGCCTTGTGCTACTGTCTCTCTTCCCCAATCACCAGTAAAGGCTAATATTAGTGGGATTGAAAACAGTAGTAAAATCCACTCGTCTTTCCAAGATCCTTGAGTGGCACGTATAGCAGCAAGATCCCAATCAATGTCTCCTGTTGCTTCTTTCATACGTATCTGTGCTTCAGCTTTTTGTATAGCAGTCTTGCCATCTATATAAGAAGTAGCAAGACCACCAACTGAACTTAACATTGTTGTAATGGCACTAATCATATTTTTTACCTTTACCTGAAAGATACTTTACTCTTTTTTTAGTATATTTATCCAATCTTTTTTCTAACCATTTTAAAAATCTACTAATCATTTTTTGACAGCCAAATTAAAGTTGTTAATATAGAAATTAACACTATAAAATATGTAATAGTAAAAGCTGTAATCACTGCTTTAAACACTTACCTGCTTCAGAACACTCTTTATAAGTTGTACAGGCTGAACATATTACTCTAAAGTTCTTCATTATAGTGTCCATGAGTTAAAGTATACTAACATATTTTTTGGAGCTTGTCCATGCTTTAATGCAGCTTGCTTCCAAACATTGTACTTCTTTATGGCTACTTCTTTAGCTTGCTCAAACTCTTTGTAAGCTTTCTCCATATCACCATAACGAAGATCATGTAACTGCTGCTGCATATCTTCTATCTTCTTTTCTAGTTTCATCTCTTCAGATATTTTTATGTCTTGCTTTGTATCAACCATTTTTTACTCCTTTATAAAAGCAATGTAAAGGCAAAGTCCTATTATAAGCAACTTGCCATAGTCTAGGTCAAAGATTGTTCCTTGACCAAATTTCTTTTGAAACCATTCTTTGTTAAACATTATCTCGTACCTCCGATTTTGCTTGTACGTTGACAGTAGACCTGCCCTTGTTTACATAAAGTCCAAACCATGCTGCACCTGCTCCTACTACGACAGAAACAAATCCTGCTTGTGCATTGTTTGGGTCTGGTAAATCCATAAACCAGTTACACGTTTGATAGAATACCACCATGTACGCTAGTATTAATAATCTTGGAACTATTCTCCATGAGTCTAGTTTTTCTGGAGTGATCATCTATACCTCGCTGTTTTCTTTGCAATGCCTTTAGGCTGTTTGACAAACTGTTTACCTGCTTTACCACCTTTGGCTTTAGCTCTGTTTGTGGCAGCCTTCTCTGATGCAGACAGAGACTTCCATGCTGCATCAGGTAGGTATCTTCTTTTGCCTTTTGAGGGTTTACCAGAAGAAGTTCTCCACTTCTGCTTACCCCAATCTTTAAGAGACTTCTGTGATTTAGCTATTGCCACTACTCTTCCTTTGCGTAGAGATTATTAAAAGTTGTTTCTGGATCTAAATAACTTGTGTGTATTTCTGCTGCGTGTAGATACTGACTAGGCTTAAAGTCTGGTGCTCCTTCTCCTGTCTCCCACAATGCAGGACTTGTAGCTCTAACTCTGTTGTTAGGAAGTGCCACTATGTTTCCAGTCCAGTTACCTGCATCTGTTAGTTGTATTACGTGACTCTGTTTGTGTTGAGCAGGATCATCAGCAATAGGATTTTCAGTATAATCTACAGTAAATAAATACTTTCCTTTGTAAAACTCACCATCTATTTTACAAATCCAAGGACTTGAACTAACTCTCTCCATGTTTACTACTGAGTGATGATGAGAGGAGCAATCCCAAGGCTGTACAAGATGTGTCTCCATTCTGTCAGGCCATTCTTCTAGTGGCTCATCAGCTACCAGTGCTGTGATAGGCATCCTTGCCCACATTGCACCACCATGTACATTCTGTTCATTATCGTCAAAGTCACTCTCACAGCCAGTAAATACAACTTGAAAACTTAGACATCTATCTGGTATCGTATTGACTGCGATTGCCATTCCATGTAAAAACTCTCCATGATAATCTTCATGGTTACAGGTATACTCTCTTCTCACCCAACACTTGAAGTGAGGAATGTTGCTAATTAAATAGGGCATTACTTCTCCTTTTGATGTTGCTTTTTCAACTGGAGCTTGGCTTGTTTAGATAAACGAACCACTTCAGTCTTACCCATTACTTTAGCACGTTGTTCCATCACTGTCAAGATCTGAATTTTTCTAGCATAAGGTTTTTTTACTCTCTTTACTTTTGCAATAGTTGCTCTAGCATCAGCAGGAGTAGCAAATTTTATACTGACTGTATCTTTAGGATTCTCATCAGTATAAAGTCTTCTACCACTACCTTTAGGTTTTTTACCTGTTCCTACTCTTGGATCTCGTTTTTTTGACATGAGAGTTTTTATATCTGGTTTTCTGATCTTTTTGAATCTTAGTTAAAGTTTTAGCTTGACTAGCGTGTAGCTTAGAAGCTTTTCTTAGTCCACCAATAACTTTCTTTAAAGGTTTAGTATAATGTGGCATTATCTATATCCTCCTCCTTTAGCCTTGTACTGTTTAGCTAACATCTGTGCTTTTCTAGCTGACCACTGACCGGGATTACCACCTTTACCACCTGCTTTAATTCTATTAAACAGATTCTTTCTCATAGTGGGTTTAGTATAATTACCTGCTTTATTTACTGTAGATTTTTTTGCTGCCATTAGCTTGGTATCTCCGTAATTGATGCAACTACGTGTAGCCTATTAGCTGTAGCTGCTTGAACTTTTAAAATATCTCCGGCTGTTAGTAATAAATCTCTAGATAATAACTCTACTGTACCATTAGCACTAATTGACTTAACTTTAAAAAGATTAAAGACAGCAGAAGCAGCATCAGTAATAGTTACTGTTATTGTATCTGCATTCCCACTGTCTTCAGAAATAATAATAGATTCAACAATAGAATCATATCTATTAGGTACAGTATAAAGTGTTGTATTGTCTGTTGTTGTAAGATCTACTCTAGCAACTCTGAGAGCAGAAGAAGTTTGTATGGTTGACATTATCTACCTCTACGAGCAGCTCCACCTCTAGCCATACCCTTCTTCTTCATCATAGCACCACCTCTAGCCATGCCTTTCTTTTTCATGGTAGCACCACCTTTAGCCATACCTTTTTTCTTCATCATGCCACCTCTATTCATCTTACCTTTACCATCCATAGCAAATTTAGGAATCATCTTACCTGTTTTAGGATCTTTACCCATAGGCATAGCACCACCTTTTGAGTAGCCCTTCTTCTTCATCATAGCCCCACCTTTAGCCATACCTTTTTTCTTCATTCCACCTTTGGCATAACCTTTCTTTCTCATCATGCCTCCACCTTTCATACCAGTAAGGCCTGTGGCTGAACCTGCAGGTTTCTTTTTTGTAGGTGACATCATACCACCCATATTCATTCTTTTCTTAGCTGCACCTTTTTTCTTCATCATGTTACTTTCTCCTATGTTAACATCTCCATCTACGTCTTGCTTGACGTAATCTACTGTTTGGGTCTTTAGCAGCTTTAGGAAATTTCTTCATTTGCCCTGCAGATCTAGCACAATAGGACTTTCTTCTCTTGGCTCTGGACTTTGAAGGACTTTTTTCTGTTACTGCAGTCTTTAATTTAGATCCGGGATTGTCTCTACGATACTTAGCGACTCCCTTTTTAGTCATACCTGCTCCACTTTTGGTAGGTCTCTTGTGACCACCTTTAATAGTGTGACCTTTCATACCACCTTTTTTAGAAGCCATACTCTTCTCTCTTTACATTAGGTTGAAATACGTCTTTGGCATCAAGTAATCCCTCTAGAAACATGGCTCTCTCTACATGATCCAGTGAATACTTAATACCAGTGTCTAAAAGTATCTTTTGTCTTACGTAAAATACGTCAGAACGAGGTATATGACACCTTCTTAGTTCTAGTTCATCTTCATTAGCCAAAGCTGAGTAAAATTCTTCTATTACGTTTTCACTAACGTAGAGTTTAGGCTTTGACATGACCCTAGTTATACTCCAAAATAGTCCTTTGTCAAGGACAAACGACAATAAAGATTAAAATTTTTATGATTTACGTTAAAGTATACTTAAAGTATATTATTAATACTATATAAGAAGTAGTAATAAAGTACTTTAAGTATTACTTTAAGTATATTATATAATACTTTATGCCCCCCTGTCAAGTATTAATAGAAAATAAATTTAAATATGTAGGATTACTGCAACAATTACCCCCAGTTTACTGGTTTACATTAATGTAGTTAACAGTTCAAAAATTTACCCCTCTGTCATTGTGTGTATATACTATCTAGAGGGGGGGTGGTGGCCCTTGCGCGTACACCCTTCTTAAAAATAACTGTCAAAAATTTGACACTTGAGGAGGAGCTGCGTCAAAATATTGACATATTCGTCAAGTTCTTGACATTTTTAGCTAACTTATTGATTTTATTAGATAAGTCTTATAATATAAGATTATAAAAATACGATAAGTAATTGATAACGTACCACTTTTTACAGTTTGTAGTGCTAGATCCCAAAAAGAATTACACTTTTAGTTTAACACTATACTATTTTATTCGTTCAACTTTAAACTATACCTGATCAAATTAGTTTAGGTTTAAACAATATCTAATAATTAGTTTAACGTTAAACTATCTATTAAGTTTACCTAACGTCAATTAATATCTATTATCTATTTAGAATTATTCTAAACTATATCTATTATATTAATTTATTTACATAGTTGACGTAACGTAATCTAAATTTTTATTTCTCTTTAATATCAATAACTTAACAACTATTTTACAAAAAAGTTAAATTTTTTTTGTTGTTACCTCTTGTAATGTTTTTAGTGGTTATTATCTGACACTTAAGATCAATGAATAAAGGAATAACAAAAACAGATATTTTAAATTTACTTATAATAAGATAATAAGGTTTTCTATAATTACTCATAAAACTTTCCTTATAAAAAATAGAGTAATCTTATACTGCTGAAATGGGGTTGAAAGCTAACCACAAGTAACCTCTAATCAGACAGTTCCCGTAAGAGCTAGTTACTATCAAAGTATGGTATACGTTAAAGGTATGCAAAAAAGCAAGGGATTCGGTGGTATTGGGTGCAATCGCAAAGAGGTGTTAGGGAATCAACGCTATAGGTATGGCTTGATTGTTTACTGATAGTGTTCCCTTGTCTAATCTTTGATGGTTGCACCCATTTTAGTTTCTTATAATGTGACGTATGAATTGTAATGTGCATTAATGATGGTGTGCATTAGTAGTCATATTAGAGGAGATAAAATTATGACAAAATCAAACGTAAAATTACCAAAAACTTTAGATGTAAAAGTAACTGATGCAATGATTGAAAAGGATATTGTTGCAGTAAAATCAAAAGTAAGAACTGTAAATAATGCTATTCAGTCTGTATTAACTAAAGTGATGTTAAGATGGCATCAATCAGGTGATGTAGGTACTGCTTGCAGATTCATGAATACACTTGTATTAGAACTTGATGGCACAGCAGTACGCAACAATGCAATCAAATCTTGGATTGAAGCTTACTGTGGTTTTAATTGGGTTAAAGATGATAATGGTAAATCTCTTTTCACATATAATAAGAAACGATCGAAGGTATCTTATGATGATGTAGTTACTGCACATCAAAATACATGGTCTACATTTACTAAAGAGGCTGAATATAAAGGTATGAACTTAGATGAAATGATTGCTAAGTTGATTATTCAAGTTGAAAAGAAACTTGAAAAGCCAAATGAGTTGGATAATATTAACTTAGAAACTTACAAGGCATTAAAGAATACACAATACGCAAAGTAATGCAACAGATGGGAAGCAGCTACGCATGAAGTGTGTGGCTGTTTCTTTTTTTTATTTTTAATTTTAAAATTATGCCAGTGATGGAGAATGTGATGGAACTTTATATTGAATGGGGTTTTTATTTTCTACTAGTATATAGTGGATTTATTACGGGATATGTGATTAGGTTTCTTAATGAACCTGTCAGACGTAGATGATGGACTATTACGTCTATGGAAGATTAAGGTATTGCATTATTATTATAGTGGTGGTATACCTTATTGAGTTGGTACTTAATCTATTCGGTATGAGTGGGTTTTTGTACCCTATTATAATTAAATGATGGAGAGTTATATGAATGAATATGAAAAGATGTACAACTGTATTTATATAGGTATGACTGAAGTGTTAGTAGTGGATAGAGAAACAAATGATACAGGTAATACTTATATTATTTGTAAGGTTCTTGATCCTACGTTTAAAGATCGACCTTTTATGACCATTGCTGAAGATGTAATGGAAAATGGTACAGTTACTCATTATAGTGGTCACTATGATATGAACTTGATGGACGCATGTAAAGATTTTCATAGACGTTTAGGTTCTAATGGGTGGAGGATTATTAAATGAAAAAGCCTTGCACTCATTGGGAATATGTGTTAATACTATGGAATGGAGGTAAATGGGAATGAAAAATGATTTACGTAAACAGCTGAGAGAGGAGAAAAACTATGAGCTTTTACATAAAACCAGAACGTAATGGTGATATTGATTCCACATCTATAACTTATAGGGCAGGTAAAGCATATCCTATATTGAGAGGGGATCGGTTCACTAAAACAAGTGATGATATATTACAAGATGGTGTGGTGCTTATTGATAATGTTTGCTATCATATCACGAATGGTAATCAGGGTTTCAAGGTCTATCAAGGTAAAAAGATTGCTGATCCCGTACTTAAAGATTGGGGTGCAGTAGTTACTAAAAGTAATAATTCACTGTTCAGATTAAATCACTCAAGACTTGATGGTGAACTATGTGATTGGTTTCATAATAATGTAGCAGGTGTTTTTATTAGTATGTCAGATAATAAACTACGTGATCGTCTGGATTGTCTTAACCCCTTTCGTTCACAAAAGTTTGTAGGTAAGATATCTATTACTAAATCTCATGAGGATCGTATACGTGAGAGAGAAACTGCTATGAAAGTAGGTAAAGCTATTCGTATGATATTTCCAGAACTTAGTGATGCAGCCCTAGGTCAAGTGGTGGACAAGTACAATCTTCAGTTTGGTAGTAAAGACTTTACGTTACACAAGAGCAGTGATCCAAAAGTGTTTGCCAGTGTATACAAAGAGGAGAACCATGCACCTATGGGCAATCCTAAGACTACTTCTTTGCGTAAGTCTATTGCTTGTTCTTGCATGAGATATTCTTTTGAGAAACAATCACATCACCCAGCCTATGTGTATGGGTCAGGTGACTTTACTCTCTACTACACCAAAGATGGTCAAGGAAGGACAGGTTCTAGATGTGTGGTGTATGATACAGATAAGACAGATAGACCACAGGCAGGTCCTATTTATGGTGTGTGTGAGCATTCTATGAACAAGATACGAGATGCGTTAGATAAGATTGGTGCTGAGTGTGTAAATTCAGATTGGAGAGGTGCACAGTTATTACATATAAAACATGGTGATGGTGTGATAGGACCTTATTTAGATTTAGAACCTAGATCATTAGCAGTAGTAAATGATAAGTATTTATATGTAACTGATCATGGTGACTATGATGCTAGTTGTTACAGTGGTGTACTAGGTGACTCTGAGCATTGTTGTGACTGTGGTGATCCTACTCATGAAGATAATGCAAGATGGTATGGTGATGATGTCTTTTGTGAAGATTGTTTTTATGAGAGATATGATTACTGCCCTTGGACAGATGATTACTATTCACATGATGAGCTTGTAATGGTATATCCATCTGAAGAGTATGTGTGGAGAGACCATGATAATGTAATTTATATCGAGGACTTAGATGAGTTCTGGGATAGTGATGAGTGTAGATATTCTGATAACTTAGATAAGTGGATACCTTCTGATCAGATACTTGAGTTAGGTTACTTTGAGTGTGAGTGGACTAATGATATATACAAAGACGATGAATGGGCTGAGACAACAGACGGTGAGATTGTGTGTATCTCTGAGTTAAAGAGCAGGGGTTGGGCTAAAAATGATGATGGATTGTGGTATGATTTAGAAAGTGAATTAAGTGAACAAGATGGTTTAGAAGAAGATAGTACAGAAGGAGATAAATAATGTACGATTTAGTAGAAATGATGACGTACAAAAGACCTCAAGGTAGTGATACCCAAAAGGAATTTTGTAATAAATACTTAGAACCTATCATGGGTTTACCTGATAAGTATGGTAATTATGTACTGACAGTGGGTAATAAGCCACAGGTTTGCTTTACTGCTCACCATGATACAGTACACAAAACGTCAGGTAGACAGAAACTAGCAGTAACAAAAGATGGTATCGTATCACTCAAGAGAAAGAGTAAGGGTGAGTGTCTAGGTGCTGATTGTACCACTGGCATATGGCTTATATGTAATATGATTAATGCTAAGATTCCGGGTGTGTATGTAGTTCATGCAGAAGAAGAAGGTGGTTGTGTTGGTAGTAAAGCTCTTGTCAAGTCTGATCCACAGTGGTTAGATGATGTCAACTATGTTATATCTTTTGATAGGTATGGCAAGAAGTCTATTATTACACATCAGATGGGTAGACGTACTGCCTCTGACAAGTTTGCAAAGTTACTTGCAAAGACACTAGAGTTACCACTCAAGCCTGATCCTAATGGTTCTTATACAGATAGTAATGTGTACAGATCAAAAGTATCTGAGTGTACTAATGTTAGTGTGGGTTACTATTCTCAACACAGCACAGAAGAGAAACAAGATGTTGTGTATGCATACAAGCTGCTTGAGTGTTTGATATCTGCTGATTGGGATCAGTTACAATACTACAGAGATAATACTGTAGTAGAGATGGGTAGTATGTATGGTGATTGGTATGATGATGATGATTACTTTTTTGGTTATCCACCTAGAGGTTATAGATATGACACTAATCAAACAGGTGATAATAGAATTTATGATATGATTGTTGACTATCCAGAAGAGGTAGCACTTTTATTAGAAGATCTTGGATACA